CCCTCTTCATCCACGTAAGCATTGGCGCTTTCCAGCCCCCATTCCCGGCGTAGCTCTCGAGCACGCTCAAACATGGCGCTGGTTCTTGAAGCCATTCTACCTTCCTCAGCAAGGAAGCTGGCGATAGGAGCGCTGGCTAAGCCACCGAGACCCAGGCCTGTCACTGCCGCGGCGGCTGGGCTGAGCATCTGAGCTCCAAGGCCAGCGGCGCATTCAGCCGCTGTCTTGATGGCTCGCTCCATCTCGTTGATCCATTTCTTGTCCTTGAGTGGCAGGTCTCGAGCGACAATGGCCGGACCTTCCTCTTCAGGTTGGGCCTGATTGAACATCGGCACACCGGTCTCAAGGAATGCTTCACGCATCTCTTGAGTGATGGGCATGATGTAGATTTCAGCCTCCTTGGAAGCTCCGCTTTCTTTGTCGTAGGCTTCTTCCAGAACATCAATGTAACGATTGAGGTATGTTTCCGCGAAGTCAGTAAAGACTTTCTTTACATCCCTCTCGCTTGGCGATGTTTCATCATTGAACAAAGCCTCGTGGTATGAGTCGTTCATCTTGATGAACTCTAGTGCGAGTTTCTTTACTTGGATCAATGCACCTTCGTAGTAAGGCGCGTCAAAACGATTGGGCAGGTCGGAGCCTTCACGCCCTCGCATCTGAAGACCGCGTTCCCAGTCAGGCTGTCTTTCAGCAAGTTCGTAGCTGAATTGGCTCAATGCATCAGTGAGGGCGTCTTCAACTTCAGTTTCCAGCCCGTTCGGGACTAAATCATTGATGATGTCCCTGGATTCATCCATCATGCCTTCGCTGGTGAACTCCTCGACGCTGCCGAAAGAATCATCTCCGCCTTTATAGGCATAGGGCTGCTTAATGATCTGAGGATTAAACTCGCTCAGCCAGGACTTCGCATACTGCGGGAATCGCTCGTCATAGAACGTGCCTTTGTAGGTCGAGTGACCTGGATACATGCGGACGGTGGCCGCGGTCGGCCACAGCATGGCTGGATGGCCGGACGATACGGCCATCATAAAGGCGGTGCGGAACATTAGTTCCGGTGCGGTCTCGCGATAGGGGGCGTTGATGTCGCGAGCATCGTAATCCCGGCGACCAAGCTCTTCTAAGTCTTGGGCCATAGCTACAATATCGCGAGGTAAGCCTCGCCCCCCTACTCCTGGCTGGTCAGGGTTTCCCCATCCGGTTATCGAACTCATGCTACCATAAGCATCGCCATCTCCTGGAGGCCTTGAGATAACTATCGTTTTCTCATGTTCGGCCGGATTCTCTATTATGGAGCCGGAAGCCACAATGGCCATAGGCCTGCCTTCTGGCCACGCAGAACGGATTCGGCTCTGTAGATCAAGTATCTTTGCAATCTTGGTCTTATCATTCATGTCACGATACTGCTCAGGCTTCGCGTCATGGTAATCCGTCTGCCCTTGGTGGAAACCAAAGGCCACGATATCCTCACCATTGAGATTGACTGGCACATCGCTTGCGATAAACGCAGCGATGGTGCCAGCAGGGCCGATGTGGCTGAACGAACCATCAGCGCCCGGCTGCCCGGGCTCGATGACGATACCCACTTCAATGGCGTTATGCTTTACGATATCTTCCCCGAGAAGGCTGTACTCAACATACTGTGCTTTATTCGAGGAGAACTTTGAATTATCCAGCCAATCGCCGCGCTCTGGTTGGCTGAACATTGAGTACATGGCAGCAGCATCACTGCCATCTCCGTAGCCATATGAAACCGTCAGCCGCAGCTTGCGCTTGCTGATGTACTCGATGAGTTCTTCGCGCGTGGCTTTATCGACCAGCGGGTTGCCGGTCTTGCCGCCATTCACGAACTCACTCATGTCGATGAACTTGAGCTCAGCCTTGCGGACACGCTTCTCCAGATAGCGAAGCATGTGCATTCTGGTGCTTGATGCTTCAGGGAACGCTCGCGCCATGCGCTCCGCTCTGGAGAACATCTGAAGCGGATTGAGATCGCCAAAGGCTTTGCCTTTTGCATAGTCTCGGCCACGCACCTTCGACTTCATGCCACCGTTGACCGCACGCCATGTGCGCTCGATCAAGGCCTCCTGACGAGCCAGGGGCCAGCGCTTGAACCAGTTCGTGTCATCACGAATACCCATGCGGTCGCGTTCAACCTCAAGGTATTGCTCGACGGCGCGACGCACTGTGTCATAGTTCTTCGGCTGACCGCGAGACAGGTCTTGAGCCAGCGCTTTGTCAGCAGCTTCGCGTTGAGCTCTAACACGCTCCGGGGATTCCGGACGATCTCGCTTGGTTGGCTCCGCCTTCTTTTTCTTCGGCTCCGCTTCCTCAGTCTGGCGAGACTTCTTCGCTTTACGCTGCGACGCTAGGGCGTCGTTGAAGGTTTGACGAAGGTTGTCTAAACCCTTGTCGGTCTTCATCGCTTCCCGAGCGGCTGACGCCTCCTCGGGGGTAAGCTGTATCTTCGATACAGCTTCGTCATAAGCTTCATCCTCAAGAGCAGCCACTTCTCTCAAGGCGGCTTTGATCTGACTAGGGGAACGCTGCTCTCGGGTAGGCGCGACTTCTGCGATCTCGGGGTCTTCCTGTCGCGCCTGACGCGACGGACGCTTAGCCGCGAATGCGTCAGTCTCACCCATGACAGAGCGAGGCTTGTCTGTCTTTTCCGGTTTGTTCTCAGGATCAGCTAGCGCCTCGACTACAGTAAGAGTGGATTTGCGTGGAGGCTTTGGTTTAGACCCCTCTTCGATCTTTCTCGCAAGCGTCTGAATCTCAGCATCGTCAGGAAACTCAGCTGCCAGTTTGCGTGCAGAATCAAGATATTGCCCCACGCTGAGTTCGCGCTCAGCTGGATCGGCGTAAGTTCTGTTCGTGCTATCGAGGCCACGCTGAAGGCGTTCGATTGCTCGATCTCTCGCTGCGTTATTCGCGGATGGCTCAGGCAAGCCGCGCTTGTCAGCGCTCTTCGCCATCTGACGAACGCGCTGCACGACCTTACCCTTGGTGGTAGGCAGGTCATCCTGCCTCCCCACCTGTCCGCCAAGGTTCTTCAGCAGGGACTTAGACGCAGTGAGGTTCAGGCCACCAAGGTAGGCTTGGAGGCCTTGTTCGCCTTTTGTTCTGTACGCATTGAGCGCCTCATTGGCGCCAGGCTTAAGGTTCTTTACGGGCTTCGACGGGACGACATCTGTGCCAGTGACTGGCTCACTAACATCATCCCGAACGCCAATATCACCAGTGTTAGCGTTCTCTTCTGGCGTTAGTGTGCTGGCTTCATTGGGAGTTTCCGGTGCAGGACCTGGCTTGGCTTTCTGGGCTTCCCAGCGCTCCCGTTCAATACCGAACTTGCCGGCGTTCGCTTGCGCTTCCGCTCGGTCTCTGGCGCCAATATCCATGTACGAGACATTCTCAGTCCCGTCCGGCATGATGTCAGTGACCTTCAGGCCCCAGCCTGCGGCATTAGCCTCGTCAGCTTCTTCGCTGGCGAACATGGCGCTATCAGCTTCGCTGTAAGCGCGGAAGGTCTCAGTCTCTTTGATATCCCGGCCATCAGCCACAGCGCCGGCATAGATCGCGGCAGCGTCCGGATCGTCCGCTTCCAGCATGTCTCGGCTGAATCGATACATCGGAACGGGCTCGACAACGCGCTTAGCGCCCTTGACCCGCGGCAATTCTCTCGCAGCCATACCAAGACTGCGGAACTCAGTCCTCAGGGCCTCAGCGTACTGCTCGTCATCATTGGCGTCTTGAGGTTCTTCGCCATCAAACCTTGCGGCGTATTCACGAGCTCGCTGAGCGGCTTGCTCTTCAGCAGCCGCTGTCTGGTCCGGCTCTTCAGTTCGCGCCTCCTGACGCGGCGGAGCGCTGCCTGGCGGGCCTTCAAGCTCACCATCTCCACGCTCCCGGAAATCAGCGTCTTCAGCATCGCTAGTGTCCGGCGCAGTCCACCCAGGAGGGTTTCCAGTTCCAGGACCGCCAGCAGGGCTGGCCCCAGGTCCACCGGGCGGAGGCATAACCGGACCTTGGACGGCCGGAGATGGAGGCGGAGCAGGCGGAGGAGCAGGACGCATCCGCGCCATGACCTGGCTAGCGCCACCCATACCAGCACCCATACCAGCGCCAGCAATACCACCCATAACCGCGGCCGGAAGAACATCGTCCGTGAGCTCCACATTCGGATCGATATTACCTACGCCGTAGTTCGTGGCAACTTGTTCTTGCGCTGACTGTGCAGTTTCTTCCAGGCCTTCACGCAGAGCACTGCCGACAATCGCTCGAACGAACGACTGCCGCCCAGGGCGAGCAAACCAGTTCGGGCCGAGACGGCCAATCAGGGCCGTGTTAACACCAGCGATCAGCGGAGCCAGTTCCTTGGCTCTGTTTGCTGCTAGCTCGACAGCGCGAGCATAGTCGCCCTGCGTATCTCGCAGAGCTTGCCGGCCGATATCGCTGCTGGTGAATGTTTCGGGGTCGAATGCAGCGATGTCTCGGATAGCTTCGTCAATCGAGGTGGCGACAAGACCGCCACCAAGCGCACCTTCGGTGGCTGACGCTGCACCAGCGGCCACTGTCGGGTTAGCGCCAGCGCCTCGAGCAATAGCACCGATACCCATGGACGGAGCCATGAGCGGAGCGCTCTGGACTAGCTGACCACCGATGTTGCGATAGTTCGGCGCCTCTAAGGGATTCTCAGCTTCGCTATCCCAGACCTGCTCCATGCCCTGACGCGACATGGCCTCCATGGCTTCTGGAGACATTGTGCGATCTGCGTACTGCCGGCGATAGCCGCGGCTGGCGCGCGCTAGCTGATCGCCAATAGGAACATCGCCACGCTCTCGCGCGTCCGATGCTGTGGGGTCAAGGGCAGTGACGATACCGCCTACGCCTTCGCCAATGCTGGCGATACCGCTTTGCAGGTATTCATTGATGTCACCCCAGAAGCTTCCGTCACCAACGGATTCCGGGTCATCCATCCGACGCACATACTGTGCTGCCGTTTCGGGCGTGAGCTCCGAGTCTTCAGGTAGTCCGTTTTGTTCGGCAATCTCCGAGGAATGGATCAAGTCGCCATTGCGGCGACGAATGAAGAAGTCCATGCTTTATCCTCGGGGTTATTCGGCCCCAGCGTATGGGTCGTAGATATCCCGGCCGTCTCTTTGCCCGACCACTCCCAAGCCTCGTTCCCGTAATCTCTGCGCGCGGTACTCTTCTTGGCCTTGCGGGATATAAGAACTCTCTGACGGGGCGCTAGCTCCGGTGGCCGTGTCGCCTCCGCGACCGCCTCGGGTGGTCGTGTTCACGTTCCCGATCTCACCACTCATGACGCCTTGGAGGAATTGGTTCGCAGCTTCACGCTGCTCGTCAGAGGCTCCAGAGAACTGATCGGCAATCGCAAGCGCTGCGCGCGTGCGTTCATTGAGGTCATCTGCTCCGCGGCCAGAGCCACTACCGCCAACCATCATCAATGCATCGCGCATTGCGTCGTTGCGATTATAGGGGCGACGACGCATCCCGACCTGCGGGCCGTTGTTGGAGTTGAACGTGTATTGCTCTTCGACTACTTCGTCGGCATTCTCTTGCAGAAGCATGTCTGCAATGCGCTCAAGCTGAGAGCCGCCACTCGAGCGTTGCGCTTCGATCTGAGCGCCAGCTTCTGCAATACCGGCTGATGTTCCGATGAGGTCGCGCTCCGCTGCGGAGGCGTCGCGTTGGCTGCCAAGCAGGGCCTCAAGGCCCATGCCAGCTTGCTGGTCTGCGCGCTGCCCGCGGGCGATGGTCAGACGGTCTCTGCGACCGCGAGCATCTCGACGGCCCTCGCGATAGTTGTCGAACGCGCCTCGGGCCTGCTCAAGGCCCATGAGGGCGCCCTGACCGATATTGCCAGTCGATGCCATGCCGAAGCCGGCTTGCGCCAAGGCAAGCCAGAGATCGCGGTTGCGACTGGTTGTGGCCTCCGCCTCATCCTCTTTGATGCCCGGGATTAGTTCGTCGTAATAGGAGTTGTCGCCGTAGAACTGACCAACCAGTTCCCTGGCCTCCTCCGGAGTCATTGCATCGACTTGATCACCGTAGAGCGGGCGAAGTTGTTCGATGATGCCGGTCATGTCGGTCGCAATAGCGCCACCGCGGTTCATGCGCTTCGGCGGGCCACCTTGCCCCCGCTGCGCCATAAGAGCAGCTACGCCTGAAGAGATCGGATCACCGGGCGCCGGAGTTTGAGGAGACGGAGTCATGGCCTGTAGGGCCATATTCTCGATCACAGTCGGCTGATTGACCTGACCTTGTGGGGCGGGCTTGGCGCGGTTGCGCTTCTCGATCTCAGAGATCGCAGCGTACTGGATATTGGGATCGCCACCGCTTGGATTGCGGGCGAGTTGTACCAATTCCGGCACACTCATCGTGCCGATCATGCGGTCGATGTTACCAGCGGGTCCGAACATGATTAGCCACCGCCTCCGCCGCCACCTTGGCCACCCATGGCGTTAAACAGACCGGCAGCACCGATGCCCAAGCCGAGCATCTGCGAATAAGGATTGACCTCGGTCGTGTTCACCACGTTGCTGTTCGCGCCAGTGACGTTGCCGCGGATGATGTTGTTGTACCAAGTGATGTTGTTGCGGTTGTAATCGCGCTGGTTGACGAAGTCGTTGTAACCCTGATCGAGCGAGGCTTGCGTCAGGCGCTCTTGCGCCAGGGCGGCTTCATTCAATGCACCAATGCCGCGAAGCTCTTCCGAGCGGCGCGCTGTGCCTTGGTTGTAGAACTGATTACCGATGCCGGCGAGGCCTTCAGCTTGTTGCAGGTCTCCTGTAAAATCGAAGCGACGTGAACCATCAAGCCGGTTCTCGTCTTGATTGAACTGACCGTATGCAGTGTCGTAGCCCTTCATCAGGGTGTCTGCGATAGTCGAGTTCAGGCCAAGCTGGTTCTGGCCGAAGGCCACACCTTCCTCGACGCCTTGGCGGTATCCGCCAAAGGCGCCTGACTGCATCTTGCGCGCGTCTCGAGCGACGCGCTCCTTGCCGTAGGTGTCCGCAGCGCGAGCCGTCATGGCATCAAGCACTTGCCTCATATACGGGTTCATGTACTGATCCGCCGTCGCCGCGTCCCAGCGCTGCGTCAACGGATCGTAATTGGCTCCAGCCGCCCCGATGGCGGCTAGGCCGGTAGTGGCGTCACCAGCATTAAACTGGTCTTGACCTACATTCTCAAGGTTGCGGGTCTGCTCAAAAGCTTGCAGCCGGTCGTCGCTGAACGGCGCAATACGCGGGCCAGTGTACGCCTCATACGGGCGATACGCCTCACCTCTAGCCGAGGTGAGCGCTTCATCAACAAACGGATAGAACTCCTCCGGAACACTGAACGTGGTGTTCTGGACTTGTTGTGTACCGCTGTTACCGCCGCTCTTGCCGCCCAACTGGACACTCCAAGGTCACTAGACCTGTTCGCTTAAAGCCAAACTTAGCTAGATACCTTTCCCATTCCGGTCTGCCGGCCGGCACGACCCTGAGGGAGCATCCGTTCTCCTGAGCATAGGCCTCAGTGACCAGATTCATCTTGGCGATCCACTCCTTCATGGAGCCATGCTCGCCAGCCAGCGCGATCAACTCGAGAGTCTTGCAGCGCCAGAACGAAGTAACCTTAGTGACCAAGACTGCGACCAGAGGGTCTCCGTCTCGATCCGTATCGAATACACCCCAGAGAACTGCGTGACTTGCAATGCAATCGGACAGGAGGTCCGACACCTTGCCGCGAGGCTCTAAGAGATACTCGACTTCCTTTAGATACTTCGTAGCTGTTGCCAGATGGTTCACGATATGTTCTGGTGGGATGATAGAGAGAAACATAAGGTCCTCTTAGAGGGTTATTTTACCTGGACGCCTTGCCTGCTTAGCGCTGCCGTAGGACTGGGTTCTGATCTTGTCCATAGCGCTATGTAAGCGCTTAGCGCCGGCTTCGGTACTGCCGGCCCCCAGGGCCGCTACCACATCGGCGGAGATGACAAACTCGCCATCAGATAAGAGGATTGGTTGTTTACCAGGACCTTCAGCCGGGATGTTATCGCTTTGGCCATCGCCAGGGCCTTTGAGCAAACCGCCTCCAGCGTATGCATCACCCTCTTCCATACCGAAGAGACGGCGCATCAGGCGCTCGCGCGTGCTCCCGCCGCCGCTGCGCCCAGGCCGAGCTTCCGGCAGGTCTGGAATGCTACCATCAGGATTGCGCTGGAGACCCGGGTTGTCGAAGAACATCTTCTCGCCCTCGTACTGCCCATAACGATACGGATTGTCGGGCGTGAATCCATCATTGCGGGTGTACGTGCTAGGACCCGGTGGAGGTTGGCCAGTGAACGGCATGACGTTCCGGTCTATCGTCTCATGGCGATCAGCGAACGGCTCGCTCTTGCGCTTCTCCTGCTCCTGCATTTCAGGTGGCATGAGAGAGCTCGAAAGAGCAGAGACCATCAGGCCTGAGGTCACTGGCTTGCGGCGAAGGAAGTCGATACCCGCTTGGACGACGCCACCGCCCGGCTTCGCAGCGGCGGCTAGAGCGGGGTTAGAAGCGCCCTGCATCAGAGCGCCCATGCCATGAGGGACCGCACCAGCGACGCCCTGAGCCATGCCTTGGCCCAGTCCTTGCGCCACGCCTGGCGCCGCATTGAGAGCGCTGGCGCCAGCAGAGGCTGCGTTAGAAGCGGCAGCTGCGTGCGTGCCGACATCTGCAACTGCCTTGGCTCCACCAGCAGCGCCACCGAGGGCGCCTGCGATGCCGCCAATGCCAGCGCCGAGAAGGCCTGACATCAGGCCTTTCTTGAAATCACCAGTCGCGGCCCAGGTTCCCAGGCCGCTAATGAGGGGCATCAACCAAAACATTAGGTCACTAAACCCTTAAGCCAGGAGACAAACATACCGCTAACACCGGCGATGAATGCCGCAATGGCGTAGACGCGGGCCTCCAAGCGGGCCAGCCCAGTCTTCATCTCGACCATATCTCGAGGTGTTATCACCTCAAGCTGCGACTCTATCCGATTGGTCGCCTCAACGTTAGCCTTGAGGCTTTGCTCAATGGCTAAGAGTCTGTCTTCGATGGTAGTCATTTAGGCCACTTTTACCGTACCGGAGTCGTTCCATAAGCTTCCGCTCGGCAGGCCAGCAGAAGAAGTCGGGAGGTCTGTTATCCGGACTGTCTTCGCGGTGACTGAGCCTATAGTATTAAGTCTTTGTATGAAATTTTCAAGTTCAGAGACAATAGAGTCCATCCAAACTTGGTTGTATTCTTCCGGCGCGGAAGACAGTATAGGCTTCTGTGCTGGCAGGCTCATCGGGCGCCATCCTGAATTACTTCAATTTGCGGTACGCCAAGCTGCCAGGCCACATCTTTCTCTGTGCAATCAAGCCTCAAGGACATGAACCTTGCTCGTTTCTTGACATCAATCTTGTCCGTGAACTCCTCGACCGGGAGAGTCACAGAACGAATGACATCGCCAACTTCGGCCAAAACATCGGCCGAGCCTGGTTTGTCTTGAAGGCGGATGGACATCGTGACGCCCGGGCTTGCAGCTGTGGAACCATCGAAGGCCACATCGGGCCAGAAGCCGCGGATACGGTATTGGTACTTGCCGTTCCCGCCGATGGGGAACAGGCCAGTCTCGATGAAGGAGTTGAGCGGCAGGCTCGGATTCTCCGAGCCGTCATTCAAGCCAGACTCATGCTCATAGATGTAACCGTTCTCATCAGCGCCGCGGGGCTTGCGCTGAGAGCCGGCCGCTTCCGTCCATGCGGTACGGGACAGCGTACCTGGCGCCCAAGTGCGATCCTTGACGTTGTAGATGATGACGCTGTCAATCTCATCGGACGAGTTCGAGCAATAGAAGAACTTCAGTTCACCAAACTCAGGGTTAACGCCAATGTGCGCCTTCGATGCTTGAGAGCGGTTCATCCGGCTATAGATGTACTGCGTCAGAGCAGACGGCAGTTCAGCCACTGAACCGCTGTAGCTGAAGACGCCTCGCGTCGCCATCCAGTAAAGAGCGCCGTCATAGGCGGCGGCTGCTCTCGGGCCGAGGATGTGTACCTTGTCAGCGATCATACGCTGGCCCCAGTCGCCATCACCAAGCGGCTGGAGAAGGTACAGGGCTCGATCAGTGAAGGTCGCAATACCCTGCTTGATCTTCACGGCGATCATGTGCTTGGAGCCGACAGACAGACGAAGACCGCCCGCTGTTGTTGACGCGGTCGGTTCCCATTCAACCAAGCTCTCTCGATCAGCCCAACGCACCATCAACGGATCGGCGGTAGATGAACCGATTGGATTGCACCCGAAGACAAACAGAGTGCGTTCATCAGTTGCGACCAGTATCTGGTCGGCAACAGTCGGAACTTCGTTAGCGCTGCCGAGACTAGAGATAAGTACAGCCCTGCCGGCGCCAGCGCTCACATCCTTGTAGTAGAGACCGCCACCCCTCGGATTGAAGACGAGGTCTTCGCCGAAGTTATCCTGCGACCAGAGGCGAAGTTGCGAGCCTTCTACTAGCGTTGCGTATGCTGAGCCCCAGGTGCCGCGGCCCCAAGGGCCAGCACCCCAACCGCCACCAAGAGCGGTTGTGTCTAGACCAGTCGATATCTGATAAGCGGCAACAACGCTAGCGCCACCACCAGACGCTGACGAGCTCGCATTCGCGCCGACATCAATCGTGTAACTGTTGGCGTCAATAACACTGACGATCTGATGCTCATCATTGAACACATCGGCGGCGATGCCGCCTATAGGACCTGTTGCGCCAGAGAAGGTGACGAAGTCATTGATCTCCGCGCCATGCGAAGTGTCAGTGACGGTGACGATTGAGAGGCCGCTCGAGGTGGCGAACGGGTTGTTGTTGATCGTGCTCGATGAGCGGATGGGCGTGATATCCTCGAAGGACCCGCCTTGCTCAATGTAGTATTTGAGGTGCGTGCCAACCGCCATGAGGTTGTAGCCGCTTAGCGACGACCACGCGAACAACGCACGCGGAACGCCAATCACTGCATCGCTGCTGATCTTTTCCCAGCCGCCGATGGAGCGCGGAAAACCATTGACGAAGCGGACATTGTCGCAGTCAAAATAGCTGCGGTCGCTAGCCCTGCGGCTAGCGTCCTTCACCACTTGCGGTGAAAACTGGAGCGGGATTGGTTCGCTTGCTGCCATTAGCGGGTGATAGTAACCGATTGAATTAACGTGTTGCTATCTGCGTCATACAAATCAACAGACACAAACTCACCAACAGCTAAGTTGCTGCCTCTTATCTGGATGTCGTCCATGTCCGAGAAAGTGACGATGCCGCCGTCCAGGACTACAGTTGGTCCAACGCCATCTTTAAAATACGACATCGTTCCCAGAGAGTCTTCCAGGTTCCTGAACTCAATATTCCCACTGTTCCCGACTGGAACTTCTACCTGCTGGACTGGGCCGTCTATTGTAACCGTAGTGCCGACTCTGCTGAGCGATCCGGTGATCGTGATCGGATCAACGCCGCTGCTTGGTTCGTAGAATCGCTTCCAAACACCACTGACTTTAACCCATGCTCCAGACACGGTCTTCCAGGCGCCGCCGACCTTGACGGACGGCGTCGCTTCTTTCCAAGCTCCTCCAACTTTTATGTTGAAGGTCATGCGGTATACTTCAAATGTATGTCGCCGTCAGAGCCACCAGATGGGTCTGAGGTCGAAACGGTGATCGTGCCGGTAACGCCAGTGTTTGCAGCGAATGCTGTCAACTGCGCATCAAGCGGCTGATACGCCGCGGCGATTGCTGCCGGCGAGAGGAAGTCAGTGCCGGGCTCGAGATCGAGCAGACCTCGCATCGCGGCATAGTCTGCCGCGGAGACCAATGAAGCACCGTTCGCTGACGGATTGATCGTTGACCATTCCTCAAGGTTGGCGCTCAGCTTAACGGTCGTTCCATCGAACGAGATGCCACTGCCGGCGAGTGTGAAGAAGATCACATTGCCAGCACTGTCATCCCAGCCCATGAGGCCGTCAGCGCCAGGGTCGCTGAGGCTAGTTCCGGTGCCGCCATCAGCAAGGGCAACGTCAGTGCCACCAGCGGAGTAGACAGTGCCGCCACCAATGGTCGTTCCGGACGGCAGGTTGTTGATAGCATCGACAACATTCGTGCCATCGCAATAGACCCACTGACGCTTACCGTTCGGGATAGTGATGCCGGTGCCAGCCGATGTCTTGACACGGATCGATTGACCGCCAGTCGTGTTGTTGTAGACCAAGTAGAACTTGGAGCCATCCGGAACGATGATGTCGCGCGTCGCGGTCAGCGACACGCCGGAGGTGATTTGCAGGATCGGCGGGCGAGCCTCGTCAGAGGCGCCGTTGCTGGCCGTGAGAGTCACATTGGCGTCTGAGGACATGGATATCGAGGAGACGCCAGCGATGGCCTCCTCTATCAAGGTGCCAAGGTTTTTGTTGGTCGTCGTCCCCCACAGGGCATCCTGCTCGCCATTAGTGATGAGCTCAAGCCGCAATCTGTTGGAATATGTGCTTGCCATCGCTTAAACTCTCTTTTCTCGCAGAACCCTATTCGCTATGACTAGATTTCTGCGCGCGGAAGCGCGCCCGGCTGCTCCGCGCCGACCGCCTAGTCCGGCCTTTAGCGGTGGATAGTCTTTGTTAAGATAAGTCCAGCTTACGCCGCACCTTGCTCTATTCAGTGACGCAAGAGAAATGCAATCAGAAATCCCTAGAACAGCAGCCAACTCGGCGGTTGGTATTTGCGCCGTCTCTGTTGATCTCAGATTTATGACATCTCTCTCTGATATCCTAGATGCTGGATGATCTTCTCCAGTAGATCGCTCTTCGTGGTCTGGAACGTCTCCGCCCCATGAACAGTTATATCCACCAAGACTTTTGTGCGTTTTCCGATCTTTGATCAACTCAACCTCGAGGTTCAGCATGTCCTGGTGGGACAGGGCTGAGGCAATTGAGTTTATTGAAATTCTAGACGGACCATACTTCCTCATCGCTCTGTATAGGGGCGTGTTCTTTCTAAGGTTTCGGGCTGCATTGCGATGCTGCCCCCACCTCATACAGAGTAGTCTTTGAGAAGTAACCCCGATATACTTCTCGACCCCATCAAAACTGATTGCATAGATGATCACTTTACCGGCGCATCCTGAAGATCGCGCTGTCATATCCAGCGACGGGAAACCTGACTGTAAATGTTTTATTGGAAGTTAGGCGGGCTAGGCCAAAATTCAGGACCCAGATAGACTTGTTGCCTTTGCTGGAGTTGTAGATAAGCGCTCCAGCGATATCTGACAAAGTGGACGCCGGCCAGGCCGCGTCATTGAAGTCTGCGTAAACAGTGCCTTGTGAGACTTGAACCACCCCGCCAGTGAGCGTGGCTCCACCTGCGGTGTAGCCAGTTCCGCTAACCTCACCCGTTGCTGTATAGGAGGTCGTCTCCGGCCCCAGCGAAGCTGTGGACGTGTAGAGGGCTATCTTCAGGACATCGTCCTCAAGATCATGCACTGCTTGCCAGCTTTCCTTCAGAAAGCTATCGGTGGCTCCTTGTATGATCGCCATCAGTCGTTATCATCCACTTCAGTCCAGGTCTGGTTCGATCCAGACACTGGCGTCCAAGACTGCCCGCCTCCATCGACAGGAGACCAGGATTGGCTGCCTGCTCCGGGCTCATTGTCCCAACCCACTTCAAGCAAAAGGAAGCCCGTTCCATTCTCTAGTTGGAACAGGTCTCCATCTTCTTTCCTTAGAAACCTCACGGCCAGCCATCCTCGACGCTCACCGCGTCGATAGCTTGGATATCATCACCGGCCTGGACGATAAGAGAGGCTATGCTTTCCACGTTAGCGAAGCAGGCTTGGATATGAGCGCCAGCGCTCCGGCCGAGCGCCTGGAGCGTCGGGAGGTTGAGGGTGGCGAACTGACCACGACTTACCTGCCAGCGCACTGACGGAGCTCCGGAGAGCTCTAGGTACTGGATGGCGCCGGAGATACGTTGCTGGGTTCCTTCATCCAGGTAGAAGGCGGCTCCGCTGAAACGGAACTCAGTCTCGGCGCGCTTGCGACGCTCCGAGAGTTCTGCGAATTTCTCAGACCGAGCATCAGCCGAGGTCCTCGTCGGCTGCACTAGTCGCGCGCGTGCGCGAGGGATAAAGCCACCGCCTGCATAGATGGCCCCAACCTCCATGCCTCGGCCGCACAGAACAAGACCCTCCGCTTCCTCATCATGGATAGAGGCGATGGTTTTAACGGTCACGCCGTCGATCTGTTCTTCTTTGAGTTCAGCGTACATTATGCACCATAATAGAGCTTGACCGTGTAGCGCTCGAGCGTTAACGTGTCGGCGGAGTCAGCAAGCTGACCTGTAATCACGATTTCGGTTGCGCTTGAGGAATCTATCGACATCGTAGTTGGAGCGCTAACTGCGCCAGTGCCACCAGCCTGTCCTGTGGACAGGGATACTTGGGATGAGGCGCTGTTTCTATTGGAGAACGCTAGCAGGCGTCGTTGGGCGGCAACTGATGTTGGCGTGGCTGTGTCGAAGATAGTCCCGCCAGTCCCCGCGCCTGATGCGCCGAACCTTGTCCTAACCGTCTTCGTGCTAGCGTCATTAGTGCAGGACCACCCCTCATCAAGCTCAACGAAGCCATTCGGGCCAAGTTCGCCAGCGGCTATGGGAATGGTGGCCAAAATGGTTTCTGATGTTGAGCCAGTCAGAACCGATGCAACGCCGCTATGACCAATCACACGGAGAAGCTGAAGGTTGGCCGCTGCCGCTCTGGCTGTACTACCGCCAGTGCCACCATCTGCAACGGCTACGTCAGTGCCGCCCGCGACATAGTACGAGGCACCATTGAGCGTCGGTGCGATCTTGAAATCGAGGACACCAGTTGAGCGCGTCACGCGGAAAATAAGATCGTTTAGGTTCCCTGCGTCGTCGTAGGAATAAAGGTCTAGGTTGCTGCCGGAATCGGCGCCAGACTCTGCGGTCTGGTTACGAAATAGACTCCATCGATGGATTCCATTACGCTCCCAGACAAGTTGGGCAACATTAGACCCATCAAGGTCTCCGATATGAACGCCGTCATTGAACGTCTGACGGGCTGGCCAATCCTGGGCGACATCTAGTTTCGCGGTGTCCGGATCGTAGGCTTGAACATCTTCACCGATGACGAGATCGGCCGTGCAGTAAGCCTTGGTCGCGCTAAGAGTGATCTTGACGTTACCCGCGCTCTGAACTGCGGGGTACACTTCCGAGCCAGTTAGGGTTCCGGCTGGGTCAAGCTGACTGATCTTCTGGTCGGCCATTAAACGGTCGCATCATTCGGGCGCTTGCTGCGCTCTTTGAACTCGTCAGATTTGACACGTAAAGTGCCATAGATGGTCAAACCTGACAGGGCATCCTTGTAGCTCTCGTTGTCTGCAAGGATGACGTTGTCATCCTGACGCATGAAGAGATCGGCCTCAATCTTGGCTGCGTAGTACAGAGCCCGGTGGGCATTATCGCCAAGCCAAGTCGTGCCGGCCGTGACGATACTTTCCGGCTGCCGCGTGTAGCGCAGTTCGCAAGCATAGATGGCGGCTGGCGTCGGGCCAAGGATGAGGCTATTCTCATCCCACTGAGCGTAGTAGATCGGAGTCCCTGCCGCGGTCCCTGTCGGATAGCATTCTGCGATCCAATCGACCTGCTTCGGAAGAAGCAGGCGCCCATTAACGATCAGGTAATGGGAGTACAGGTAGCCGTCTGGAACCGACAGGAAACGGCTCGACGGTGAGGTCGAGGCCGAGTCTGTCTGGTGAAACGCAGGAAGGTCAATGTCACGAAGAATACGCTCCTCAGCTCTCTTGAAGAACTCAGGAATGGCGGCGACGAACGCCGCCTCCTCGTATTCGCAGCCCTCTTTGAGGGCGGTGACTAACTCGGTGTAGTTCACACCTGCGGCTCCTGGCGGCAGATCACGCTATAAGCACGGATGTTCTGATCTTGCGGTACGGCATTAATGATGGATTGACCGGCCTGCTGGAGGCATTGAGTCGAGCTCTCATAGCGGACCTCTGAGCGGAACACGCGCTCTTCCAGTTGACCTTCGGGGCTGAGGAAGAGTACGACAATAAACGCAAACCACATGGTCCGTCTCCTTTAGGAAATTACAATGGAGACAATCCCAGTTGATACCAGAATAGTACCGCCAAGAGCCCCAACAGGATCGAAGCCATACAGGCTTCGGTCGTATCTCAAATTGGGTGGAGGACAAGCCCCTTCAACAGATTGCTTGTCTCCGATTGGCCTTGAACCTACCCAATTCTGCGGATGGTCTTGGTCCCAGCATTCGGAGCAAATGCTGTTCCCTTTATCCCGGCCGCGCTCGATCTCGGATCGAAGCTCGGACAGAGGGACCTTCCTGGAGCACCTGTCGCATTCGCCTGGCGTGACGCCTGAGGGCAGATATAGCGCCATTAGCGTACACTCGGATAGATGAAGAACGGCTCCCTACCGCGATCCTCAGCCATCGCTAGCCCAAGCTGCTCTTCATAAACTGTCTTCAGCATCTGGACCCGGTTGTAGTCCGGAGACCGACGCTTCATGGAAAGCTTCCAGCTGAGGCCTGCGGCCATAGCTGGGACGAAACGGAACGGGACATCGATGGTCTTATCGGGCGTGCCGGCGTCTTGCAGACGCCTCAAGCGCCAGTAGACGAGGGAATAGTTTGCATTGTCAGGCACCGGCCAGACATTTACCCGCGGCGCCAGAAGGCGCTCCACGTACACTTGATTCGGACGTTCACCAGCTTGCGTCTTATTAGAGATGCCTGCCCAAGAGCCTACGCCAATGCGTGAGATGCGATAGTCTTGGCCAGTCGAGTTATTGCGGATGACCTGATCGATCATATCGACCGTGTCAGTGGCGAGGTCGTACTGACCATCGCCAGCAACGAGCGGAATGGTTTCCTCGTCCACGGCCCAAAGGTTGAGGCCGAGGTTCGACCATTCGGTCATGAGAAAGTTCAGGCTGCGAGCAGCAGTCCTGTACTCATAGCCAGAGCGACCTTCGTAGCCGGCGTTATCAAACGCCTCTTCGATTAGGGTTGCGACATCCGGATCGAATGTCGTCGTGCCTGATGTCGCCATTACGACCTCCGGCTTTTACCGCCGCGGCGTGTTAACTCTTCACCGGTCGTTTTGATCGGACGGCCGTTCTCGCCATACGTGACCATGGGACCGCGCGGAGGCTTAATCTCCCCGCCAGCTTTGAAGCTACGGCGAACGCTAACGCGCTCATCATCGATCCCGACTTCTGTCCCGCCGACTGTCGCGCCCAGTCGAGGTGGGCGGCGAGGCTCGTCAGGATTTGAGATGGGGAATTGTTCTTGGAACGAACTGGTGTCGAGGTTCAGAGTCCGGCGCCGCGTCTCTGCTGCGTTCTGGTTTTGTTCCGGAGCGTTTACAGGATTGGCTGCTCGAGCGTCGCGCTGACGTTCTTCCGCTCGGCCTGACTGGCCAGCGGCCGCAATTGGAGCGCGCTGCTTCCTGGGACTAGCCCCAGCCTTCCTTGCGGCTCCGCCCTTGTAGCGGGAAATGTCGGCCATTAGCAGCCACCCTTGACCTTTCCGCCACGCTTCATTTGCTGCATCGGCATCGGCGGACGAGCCATCGGAGCCGGCATTGCAGCGATACCCATCGGCATCGGCGGACGAGTGTTCGGGGTCTGCACTTGACCGCCAATGGCCATTTTCTTCACAGGGCCGCGGTTCGAGCCCTTGTAATCACGGCCGGATTGGCGAACGCGAGCATCTCTCGCGCTTGCTTCAAGACGAGACTGTCCAGTACCACGGCGAACGGGGGCGGCTTGCACCGCCCCTCCTGTCGCCATCTTCTTACAAGCTCCGCCCTTGTAGCGAGAGATATCGCCCATCGTAAACCCCTTAGTTCGGGAGCGCCCCAGGGAAAGCCGGGAGCTTCAGGTCTTTCAGAATGTCGGGGAGACGATTGCGAATCTTCTTCTCAATCTCTTCCTTGCCGCCAGCGAAGCGGAGAAGCCAGCCCGGGGCGATGCGAACAATGTCTCGAGCCACTGCGGCCACAAAGGCGTTACCGACATCAACCGAGATACCCCTGCGGGCGAGTTCCGGGTTCCTCTCGATCAGGGCGGAGAGACCGCCCTTGACGTAGCCAGCGATGATGTTATCCAATCGAGCGAGCTTGGCAGCGAAGCCGAACGGGCCAAGGAACTTCTCGATCAGCGCCAGCACGGCTGCACCAACAGAAGCCGCTACTGCGGCAATGGTGCCGGCCTGGAACACTTCAGGCGGTACGATCAAGACATCGGTGTCTGCCGCAACTTGCGCGGCAAAGGCAATTGCCGGCACAAAGAGCGCCGCGACAAACGCGAAAAGCGTAAGCAAAGACTTCTGCATGGTTCCTTCTCAGATACTCAATTTAGGAGTGGCTTTTGCATACAGCGCTTCAATGCTGCGCTGGTGCGCTTCAACCTTCTCCCTCAAGCCATTGATATAGGCATTGAGGTTTTCCATTGCTCGTTCATGAGAGGCTCGAGCTTCGGTTTCTGCGGCAACTAGAATGGCGAGGTGCTCTTCAAGGGCCTCGAGCGGGCCGCTGAGAGCGGCTTGATTGACGCCAGGTTGAAGAACCTGCTCAGCAATATCAGCATAAGCCGATGACGGAACTGGCTTTTCTTTGAGAAAATCGGGAACTAACTGAGCAAGTTTCATTATGACCTCCAATGAGAGCCTTACCCATATAGGATTTAGCATGGCGAATCAACCTTAATCATTGACCCCATCCTCGACGCCGTCATTGGAGACGCCGTCAGTGATAGTGACGCCGTCTCCTCGCGTTACAGAATCCGACACGGCGACGCCGGTCGGGCCGCTCGAGTTAGTCTCGCCTGTTAGGATCAGCAGAAGAGACATGGGTTATTCCCAGCCGTAGATCGGCGTCCAGACGAACGTGATGGTCTGCGATGCCGTGGCCGTGCCGACAAGAAACTTGCCGACGAGCTGAACGAACTCGCCTGGGTTCACGAAGATAGGCGCGTCGCCAAGGTCAACCATGATTGCCCCGCCTTGCGGGCCTTGGCCGATTGCAGCGGCGACGGGCCAAGTCATATAGCCAAGCGGCAAGCGACGCGGCGCTTTGGCTGCTGCGGCTTCAGCCGTGGCCAGCGACACAGCCGTGTGGCCATAAGCCAGCGAGAATTGCAGCGTGGTCGCCGTGGTCGCGACCGCAGCGCCAGTGTTCACCGCATCGATACGAATACCGCGAATAACACAGCGCCGACCTTGGACGTTGGCCGTGCCTGCCGGGATTTGGTAGCTACCCCAGATGCCGTCCGTCGCAGCCGCAGCCGCAGCCGTGACAACACCTTGACCGCCCAAGCCTGCCGGCAAGTTGGCCGTCAGCGCCGTGTTCGACGGCGCCGCAGCGGTAGGGTTGGTGCTGTTCGGATAGGTCGCAAGCGAGCCCATCGTGCCGCCTGAGAGGCCCTGATACGCGCCATAGGCGCGGTTACCAACCACCGAGGCCGTTTGCGAGATGTTCGGGCCACCGATGGTAACGGTGTAGTCGTTCAGCACGAACGACAGAGCCGATCCAGCAGCGCCGCCCGTAATGACGTGACGCAAGGCCACCGGGAGCGATGCGCTCATGCACGGCTGGCCTTGGCCTACCGGCGTCTCAATCTCTGCGTAGAGAACGTCATCAATCCAGAACTTAACGCTGTGCTCATGGATCGAGATGATGAACTGGTACTTTTGGTTGTTCGTGTAGTCGAAGTCAAAGACGCTGCTGGTCGTTTCCGTGCCATTCGAGTTGATGACACCGAACAGGCCAGCGCTGGTCAGACGGAAGTAAATGCCGTCAGTCGGCGCGTATGGGTTGGAAGTCGCAAGCCGCGCAAAGCCGAAGTCCACGATGGTGTTAGTGGTGGGCTGCGCTGAGAAGCTGCCCGCGAACTCGCCGTAGAGATTAGACGAGCCAATAAGCGGGAACTCGGCGTAAGTGTTGAACTCAACGCCAGTGGTCGTGGTTGTGATGTTGCCGCTGTTCGTGGTCAGGCCCGCGGCCGTCCACGTAATCGCCATCGTCGTGTTGCGGTAAGCGAACTTGCCGGTGTTCTGAGCCGTGTAGTTGAACGTCTCGATGTCAAAGATCGCTTCGCTTGCGATCCGCAGCTTGGCGTCGTCGTCCGTCTCGGGCGATGCTAGATAGGCCGTGCCCGTCTTTGCGCCGGGGTCGTTCTCTGAGAACAGCCGCACGGCGCCGACTTCTGCCGGCGTGGCGGCTTGGGCTAGATTGACCTTCAGGCGCGTGTTGGAATCGACGCCCGCAAGGTTGCCGCTGGAGCCGTCTTTGATGTTATTCGCAAAGCCCATGCTTTAAGCCCACACGTAACGGATTTTGAAAGTTCCCCAGAACAGGTCCATCAGGGAGGTAACGTAAAGAGTGAAGTTGCCGGAGCCTGGTTCGCACGCTAGCTTCCATGAGGCTGATGCGTGTCGATGATCGCTGGCATCGTTATCGGCTGTTGAATCGATCATCACGAAGGCCTCTACATAGGCAGAGCTTGTGACATCGGCATCAGTGATGACGACGCTAGCTTCAGCCAGCGGCGTCGAGCCAAAGTCTACAGTGGCTGTGCCAGTGCCGGCCATGGGGCTACGAGCCCCATGCTTGGATCATCTTTTGCAGGCGCTCTTGGATGCTGGCCCGTTCGGCTGCAACCGCGGCCTTTTCCTTATCGAGCTCAGCCGCTTGAGCAGAGATTGAGGCTTCCTTTGCCTCAGCTTCGCGCGTCAACGCAGAAGCGTTTGATGCTGCCTCAGCTGCTTTCGCGTTAGCCTCGTCGGTCACTTGCTTTGCCTTGGCCTCAGCGCTTTTAACAGCAGCCTCGGCCACAGCGACCTTACTCTCACTCAGTGCCACAACAGCAGCAGAGTCAGCAAGAGCCTTGCTTGCTGCCGCTTGAGCGTCTTCAATGATCTTGGCCGCGAGTGCGTTTGCTTTGTCCAGTTCAGCCTTGGCATTCTCGAGAGCCGCCTTAGCGGCGTCTCTTGCTGACAAGACTTCTTCTGCCGGGCCGACGAGGTCAACTACAGCCTTGGCTTTCGCCTCAGCCGCGGCGAGCTCTGCGAGCTTCGCCTTGAAAGCCTCTTGATCCGCGAGGAGGTTCAAGGCGCCCATCAAGTTGTTTGATTGGCTGCCCTCGAACATTGCGCCAGAGACGCTCATTAACCTGTCCTCCCGGCCTGAGCGCCCTTCAAGATGCACGATCCAGAACCGGAGTTCTGCCGAAGCCGGATGCCGCGCACTGGATAAGCGTAGTTGCCATCGGCGTTAGCCGTTGCCGCAGCAACCGACGCATGGTTGAACCACACGGCGGTTGCTGGGTTGAACGTGGCGGCGAAGACATCGTCAAACGTGTGCTGAACCGTATAGCTTACGGTCCCAGTGACTGCCACTCCAAACCCAATATTGAACGGGGTAGAGTGTAAGTCCGGAATGAACACGTCAGAGACGGTCGCCCCGCCAGAAGCGTCTGTCGTTCTAAGCGTAAAGGGCCTCATGGTAGGGCCTCTTTACGAAGTCTTGGACGAGTAAGACGGAATGTAACCAATCGTGCCGTTGACGTTGATCTTAACCCATTGCGTAACCGCACCGGGCGTGGTCTTGGTCGTGCCTGAATCGACTGCCTTGTGAGTGCCAGCAGCCGCGTTGAACCAGAACACAGCAGCGTCAGTGTTTGCAGCTGGGCCGGCGCCGCCGAGAACAGGAGAGACAAGCTTGATGTAGTTGTGTCGCGTAACCGTCTGCGCGGTGGCGGCGTTGTAAGTCGGGGCCATCGAGATGCCCGCGACCGTGCCGTCTGCAACAGTGCCAGTGATCGTGCCAGTTTGAGCCAGGTCAGCTTGACCGGACGTGACGTTACCAACCACGTTGCCAGTGACGTTACCGGTCACGTTGCCAATGAGATTACCGACGAAGCCTTCTTCGGCGGTGATCGAACCTTTTGTGGTGCTATTGCCCATGAGCGTATCCTAAGAGGAAGCGGGGGAGGGACTGGCCCTCCCCCTAGGTTTCTTACGAGCCGCCCGGCGAACCGTACATGCCGAGAGGATCGGCAATGCCGAAGCTGTAACGCTCGCGGCCTTTGTACTTGACGTTGCCGGTATCGAAGTCGCCTTCCATACCCTTCTTCATCGCCACGCGCTGGAACATCTTGTAGCCGTTGGTGATGTCCGTCTTGAGGAACCAAGCGTTGGTGTCGGTCAGGTAGTTGATGACCGCCCAGCCGCCCGGGATACGACCAGTGCTCTTGATGGCATTGATGTCGTTATCCATCGTGCCAGGACGCTGTTCCGTCTTGAGGATGCGTTCGGCTGTGAACTCGAGAGCGGACGGGATGATCAGGCGCGTCGGACGCGCGTTGACCAGCAAGCCGCGGTCGTCAGTCCAGGTGGACATCGCGATAATCGCTGCTTCCAGCGAGGTCTCGTTCAGGTCCGCGCCGGCATTCGGACGGTTCGCGTTCACGCCACCGTTGATCAGCGGGTGATCGGTGTCGAAGGCGTATTGGGCGTCAGCAGTCGTGTACGAAGTGAAGCCGAGGTTCAACGGAACCATCGCCTTGATCTGCTTCGTTTCCGCGAAGGAGCGAGCCAGAGCTCGCGTGCCACGCTCAGAAAGCGACTGATAGAGGTTGTCTTCCATCGCCTCTTCCGTCACCTGGAAACCGAGCTTTACGGTTTCGTGGCGCCAGCGGGCAACGTAGCTTTCCTGCATCGTGTCCATCGGGACACCGCCACCTTCCTCGGTCGTCTGGGCGAGACCGAGGCCCGTCACGCGAAGCTCTTCCTCAAACGAACGGTCTGAGTTGAACGTATCATAGACGAGTTTGTGTTGCTCTGGGTAGCGCTTGTACTCCAGGCCGAACAGGGCGTTTAGACCCGGCTCAAGCTCGCGGAGCAGTTGTGCGCGTGAAACAGCACCAGCCATAGTCAGCTATCTCCTTACGACGCCGCCACACCGGTCGCGGTGCGGTGGAAGTGCGTGTTCAATCGCACGTAAACTTCTGTATAGGTGTCGCCCACAGAGTTGCTCGGATCGTTGACGAAGCCAACGATACGGAGCGGAAGGGTGGACGTGTCGGCAATCGAGGAAGCGTCGAGAGCAACACCCGAGTTGCCAGTGACGGTGCTGCCGACTTGCGTCTGAATGATCGAGGCGTTGCAGCCAAAGGTCAGAGCGCCAAGCGTATCGTCAGCCTGGCATCGGAAAACAACGTCAGGGTCATCAACCACAAACGCACGAATGTCGCTCGCCACGATAGCGCCAGGGTAGTAATGCCGCTGGAGCGGCTTGCTCGACACCGGATCGGTGTACTCGCAACCGACGAAGACGCCGACATTCGTGCCAGAGGCCGTAACGGTCGTCGCGGCAACGGTCGTGTTGAACCGCTGGATGTGACCGCGGTTGGTCGAGGACGCAATCAACTTGACCGGGTCGCCGTTGAAAATCGGCGTGGTCTCGTTGCTAGCGATCTTCATCAAGGTGAAGCCGCCGCTGTATGGTGAGCCGTTGCCCAGGCGATATGCCGGACGCAGGCCATACGGCTTTAGGGTCGTTGCCATTTTGTTCTCCGAACAAACCGCCTATCGGGGCGGTCGATTGTTCACAATGCTCGTGCCTTCGTTAGTGTACTTAACTCGACCGTCTTGTTCCTGGTCTTCCCGCAACCGTGCATTCACGGAATTGATCTGACGCAGGGAAATCTCTTCGTAGTATTTCGCGCGTGCCTTTGCTCGTTCCACCGGAAGCCGGCAGAGGATAAGACCACCAAATTCAATCGTGTTGGTCGATTCGCCACGGTTATACATCGTGGCCACAATCTCGGGGTAGTCTTCGGCTGCGCAGGGTCTCCACCCTTCTCGCATGGACCTAGCCATGTTCACGCTGTCAATTTCACCGCGGCTTGAGCCGCGTACCCAGCGGTGGACCCAGCCATCACGTTGCGGCGGGTCAGGTAGCGAGTCTGCCGGGCGCCAAGTTTGTTGGGCCAGATCGGCGTCTCGAGTTTCTGCCGAGCGCGGAGTGCGTGGAGCACGTTCCGAAGCAGAACGTGAAACACGTAGAGATTCCTCTGCCTGCTTGTCAAGTGATGCAGCAATCTTTTTCATTTGATCACCAAGGCCTTTGGCCTCGTCATCAGTATTCATGATGTCGTTCCTAGGCATTAGTTGCCCTCCATCTTGAGTTTTTCTTCGATGTAGTCTTTGTGGCTGATGCCAAGTCTTGCGCAGAGAGCGGCCTCACTCTTGGTGATTCGATACACCTTCTTGCCGTTCTTGGTCTTGGCTCCGCCAGACCCGTTCAGGGCAGTCGTGCGTTGCTCAGCTTTCCGCGGCGCCGGACGTTCCTCCACTTCTTCCTCATCGTCGTCGTTGTCGTTCCCGAAATGTTCCGGGAACATCTTCTGCATCTTGCTGTCAATCTGCTCGTAGTATTCCTCCGAGTCAGGGGCGACGCCCTTCTTGATCAGCTTTTGATGAAGGCCATAGACATAGCCCGTCATCTCTTCGTCTTTGTGGAACCAGTCTTGGTTTTTGGAATACCAGTCCTTGCGAGACTGCGGCCACTTTGACTGGTCGGCAGGATCGCCTTCATCTCGAGGCGCCGGCTGACTGTCGATTTCTCGTTCAGCCACCTCAACTCGAGAGATTTTGTTCTTAATTTCAGTGACTTTGACGGTGGCGTCCGCCACCTTAGCCCCATCACCAAGCTCGATGGCTTCAGTCAGTTCCTTCTTGGCGGCATCAAGCTCAGAGCCGAGAGATGCCTTGTCCTTCGTGACAATGGCCTTAGTTGCGCCAGACAGGTAAGTTCGGAGCTTTTGGATTTCGCCAACGGCGACCTGAAGCTCGCGCTCGGTTGCTTCCTTAGCCCGACGCTCGTCATGGCGCTTCTTGGTTAGAACCTTGATCCGCTTGGCTGCGCCAGCGGAATAGTTCTTTAGTTCCTCGTCATCCGGCTCACTATCGTCGTCCAGATCGTTGTCTGTAGCCTTCGACCTACCGCGGTCCTCTTCCGGCGTATCATCCTCGATGACAAACTCGAAATCGTCCTCGTCTTCGATCTCAACGGTTTCTGCGGCGCTCATTAGGCGATCCTCTTGATATTGCTCGGGTCCGTGACGACACCTTCGACGGTGTCATCGTTGATGAAGCGGAACTCTTTCTTAAGGTCAGGATTCTTCTTGTCCTGCCAGACAAGTCGCGTTCCAGAGTACGGCCGGACGATCACAAGATCGCCGGCCTTGCAATAAGGTCCAGACGGGAAGCGCTTCAGATCGGTGTAACAGGACTCACCCAACGCTACGACATACGCAACCGGCGAGGCCATTTCCTCTCGGTCCACGTACTCATCAGGGAGCATGATCCCGCTCGCGGTAGCGCGAGCATAGTCAGGCATGGCAATCAAAATCTTCCAGCCTGTAGGTTTGATACTGAAATCATCGCGGCCGGTAACTTCCAGCACGGACTTGATAAAGTCTTCCCGGTTGGGAAGCATGTAATTAGAGCTCATTTTCTTCCTCGTTATCGCGCTCTTCTTTGGCGAGCGATTGAATTGTTAGCTCAACCCAATCTAGGGCGTTGATGTAACCTTGTGAATACTTAACTTGTTCAATATTAAGACTTTGGTTTGTCAGCAGGTTTTCTGCGTGATTCTCCCTTTGCTCTAGTCTTAGCTCGAGCAGTTTTCTCAGCACTTTCTCTGCGTTCACCGCGGTCCTCCGCTTTGTTCATAGTTTCCAACGCCATACGCAGGGCATCTAGTGCCGACTGAGCGTTGGCTTGGCGTTCGCCAAGCTCGTTGCTGCCTTGGGCCTGCATGGCCTTAATGGCAAGTTCGATGCCCTTAAGCTGCAATTCAGCGAGGGCGATTTGAGCCTCAAGGCGCTCCTTCTCCGAGGTCATCTTGACCTTCTCTGCGTCGGAGACGGCCTTCGACTGAGCAGCCATGGCCTTGACCTGGACTTCCATCTCCTTGATCTTGAGCTCCTGCTGACGCAGGATGACCATCGGGTCCTGAGCGGCCTGAGCGTTAGCCTGAGCCTTGGCCTCGGCCGTGTTGCGTTGCAGGACTCGGTCGCCAGCCTCAGCCATCAGGCGCGACAGCGCGCCTTCAACGGCAGGATCAACCGGTTGGCCTGGCGCCGGAAGAGTGATGCCGGCCTCAACCTCGACACGGCGGCGATAGCCCATCGCTACGTGCTCTGCGATGTGGGCAGCCATGCCGGCCTGAATGGCGGCAGCGTTCGGGTTCTGACCGATCATCTGCTGCATAAGCGGGTCTTGTGCCGCGGCCATGTGGACGCGGATATGCGCTTCGTGGTCCTGCTCGAGGAACGCCTTAACCGGACGCATCATGATGACGTTCATGTTTTCCGTGACCGGGTCCATCGGGACGAACTCGTCAGGAAGCGGAACGATCTTTTCTGCGTTCGGGATTTCCATGGTCTCCACCAGAGACCGGTGGAGAAGGGCCATGTCGTAGTATTGAGGCTGCTTCGACGCGAGCGTCTCAGCCGCGCTAAGGCGCATAATGCGCTGGCTCATGGTCGATCCTGACGGATCGGCCGTTGGGATGATGTTCGTGGCTAGGAAGTCTTCCTTACGGCTATGGGGGCCGTCATCGGTCGGGTATTCGTAGCCATCGTCCATTTCATTGGCGATGATGTCTTTGAACGCACGGAGCTCTTGCTCCATCGAGATGTAATTCCGGACGCCAATCGCAGAGATAACCCGGGTATGCCGCTCAATCAGCGCCAGGGTAGTGCCTACGGGCGCGTTGGCTCCGCCAGCGTCGCCAATCTTCATGTCCGACAGGGAGCCGATGCGGCGTCCTTCGTCAACGAGGACACCAAGCAGCTGTGCTAGAACCGCGGACGGCTCTTTCGTCGGAACCCACTCGATTGACTTCGTCAACATGCCTGGCGGCAGGTCAACGTCACGGAGTTCGCCCGGCCGGAGCGGCTGGTCATCCCCCTTGATGCGAAGATTGCGGGACTTGAAGCCGCTCGGCACATTGTTCATCGTGCCGGCGTCTACCAACTGGCGCAAAATCGACGTGGCGGCGTCCGAGACGCCACCAAGAATGTGGATCAGACCGATGCCATACGGGCCAAAGCCCGGGGAAAACTTGTACTGAGAGAAGTGCGTGCGGCGCTTGAGAAATGGCTCGTCTTCATCATAATTCCTATAGATTGCAAGGATTTGCTGCGCATCCTTGTCAATTGTGATGATGTACGGAAGCTTGATTCCGGAGACTTCCCCGTCATCTTTCTTGTGCTCAAAGCCAGGAAGATCAACGTCAACGTACATCTCCAAGAGATCGCACGTCTCGTCCAGGTCATAGGGCTTCGACTGGCCCTGAAGATCATCGACCTTCTCTTGAACATCCGTGGGGGAGGATGTCATGGCCTGGGTATCGATGTCGCGATAGAAACCGATGGACGCCAGCTTCAGAATATCGTTCCGCGGCGTCTCAGCCATCCAGTGCGTGTACCGCGGCGAGGTCTCGAGCGTGGTTGTGCCGTAGGACATGACCAGATAATCGGCCGGCACCATCTTCGCGACAGGGCGCTTGCGGATCGGGTCTCGGTAAAGCTTCCTGAAGCACGAGCCAGCGAGGGCCTGGCGGAATAGAGTCATCTCAAGATCGTCCCGGTTCTCGGGCATCTTGACTGTCAGCTGGTAATTGAGCTCGTCCTTGACGCGCTTGCCGCGCTTGCGGATAGCCGTCTCATGAGACCCCGGTATAAAGACGCTGGCAGGGCCCCTGGCAGGGAAAAGCTCAATAGCAGCTTCTGCCACATAGCGCATCAGCGCCTCGGCCAGGACCGGATGGAAGACGCCGCAGGCGTCCTTCCAGGGGAGGGTTCGCTCTTCGATCTTGAGGCCTACGAGATCAAGGCCTTTCTTGTAGACATCGTACCATTCAGAGCGGGCCTGAAGGTCAACGTCGAAATCATGCAGCAGTTGGTTGCAGAGATTGGCTAAGTCTTGCTCTTCCATGTGGACGGCAAGGTTGGCGTTCCATTCGGGCTCCTCACCGAGGGTGTCTTCCTCGTCAAGGTCGATCTCGACGGCTTCGCCATCGACAATAATGAACGCCGGGCCTTCTTCGTCGTCGTCTACCTCGACCTCAATATCAGCAATGCCGTCATCAAGCGGCATGGGGATATCCCCTGCGCCACGATCTGTGCGTTGGAATTGAGACATTTAGTAAACCCGTCCTGACGGCCGGACGCTGCCGATCTCGTCGTCTTCAAACAACTGGTGCGTATCGTAATCTGAGCCGATAAAGGACCGATCTCGCAAATATTGCACGGCCTGCGTTACAGTATCTGCCAAGTCGTCATTCTCCCCGCGAGGAAGATCGGCGCATTCCTCGATAGTTACATCATTTAAGGGGCAATCTGTATTGTACCAGACCACCCCAGATGCAAAGATGTCCGCGACATTATTTGCCCGGGCCACTTTATCGTTGCTCGCCCCGCCCGCTTTACGGGCAGGGACGTAAGATTCGACTGGGAAGCCGGCGTAGTGGAGTTCATCGATTAACGATATACCGCTACCGCGGCCTTCGACCAGGATCACGTCCACAAAATCGCCGGTTCCGTAGTCTTGCTTGACCTGATACTTGAGCGCCGGGAACTCGAGACGATCCCGATAGCTGTCAATCAGCATGATGTTGGCCTTGTTCCGGCCATCGGCGTCTGGATGGTAGAACACACCCCAGCGCGTGCGCGCTGAGAAGTTGTTGGCGGTCTTTGAGGTGAAGGCCGTGTCCCAGCTGTCGAGGACGTAGGAGAAAGCCGGCAGCTGGCTCTTCTGCCATGGGCGCCAGTGATCGCGCTTGATGATCGCGCCGCCTTCGGTCGTCGGATTCTGGAGGTACTGAGCGTTCCACCGGGCTGGCGGAATTTCCGCCCTGATTTTCATGAGCTCTTCGTAGGACCAGAACTCGGGCCACAGTGGGTTCTTTGTTTCTTCAAAGACGGCCGGGAAGCTGAAGTCTTTCCAGTCTTCGATGTTGCCCTGATCCAGGGCCTTGGCCATGATCTGGCCTGACATATCGCGCTTCGACCAGCGCGTCATACACAGGACGATAACGCCGCCAGGCTGAAGGCGCTGGCGAGCCAACCCGTACCACTCAAATGCATCATCGAAGATTTTGGGGTTGTATTGACCCAGCAGCGCATCCGTTTCGGAATGGGGGTCATCGATGTTGAGGATGTGAGCACCGCGGCCCGCGAGGGCGCCGCCAACACCGGTGGCGTAGTAATCGCCACCCCTGCTAGTGTTCCAGCGGCCGGCAGAGCGGCTGTCTGCTTTGATCGTGACGCCACCGAAGAGGTCCTTGTATGGTTGAGATTCCATGGTGTCGCGAACGCGACGACCGAAGCCGGACGCAAGTTCGGCTGTGTTGGAAACCTGAATGATCTTGTTGCTAGGATGGTGTCCGAAGTAGAAGCTGGGGTTCAGCCATGAGCAGAACTCAGACTTCGTGTGTCGAGGCGGGAGGTGGATGAGGACCCGCTTTAGTTCGCCGCGGTTAATCCCATCGAAGATTTTAGCCATCTCTCGATGGTGCCGGCCTTCAACGAACTTTCCGACATACTGCGGGAACATATATCGGGCATACCCGATGAAGGTGTTTCGAGCGTCCTCGAGCTCACGCTTATTCCGATAGTCCTCCAGCATTCGGAGGATTTCACGCTGATCGGAAATGGGTAGCTTAGCGATCTCATCGAGATCGAGATCAGGTAGGGGTGGCGTACCCATTATCGGAAAGCGCCTTCATATATTGACGATACTCTTTCCTAGATAAATCCGAGTAGACGATCCCATCGGGAAGATGATCTCGCTTCACGCATAGATATTGGCCATCGGCCATGTAGACTTTATCGACGCCGTCGAGGACGGCAGTGAAAGCTTCGGCGCCCTTGTCGGTCAGAACACACCAGTCCTTGCCGACAGGCAAATAACCAGGGTCCACAATGTATCCTAGAGCAATGCACCGGTTCTTCCTTTGAAGGCCGGTGCAGTTGTCGATCTCAAGCAGCTTGCAGAGTTCCGTATTGCTCGGTGGCTTGCCCAGCTTCCCCATAAGGTAGAGGTAGCTGTAGATGAACTCGAATAGCGTGGCGGGCATTAGTGGGCCTTTGGCTGGGGCTCCAGCACGATCCGGACATTCGAGTCACTGAGCTTCGGGCAGCGAAGCTCCTCGCAATCCGTCACGGCAGATTCAAAGGCTTCAGCGAACTTCTTATTGACGATCACCCAGACATAGGGCTCGAGGATCGAGCGCTCCTTCTCGCTCCAGTCCGACATGACAAGCTCACCAATGGACTCACGGCTAAGCATGTCGAAGGCAATGGTGGCAGCTGTCAGGCTGGGCTCCATGCCGGCCACAAACTTTCGCGTCTCGTCATAGACGAGGTTCGCGTTTTGTTCCACTTCGTTCTGGAGCTCTTCGTTCATGATATCCCCTGTCGATAAAATATAGGCCGGGCTGGCCTCCCCGCCAAACCCGGCCTACACTCTTCCCCCGTTTGCCCCCAGGGACTTATTACGAGGCCGAAGGACCTTCAACAACGATCACCGGTTCAGCGGCCGGCTCTTCAGCTGGCTTTGCTTCTCCGGCAACCGGCTCAGCAGCTTTGGCTTCCTCGACGGCCACGTTCACTGCTTCGTTGAATACTTCAGCTGCGACAGCCTCGGCAGCAGCCGGGTCCTCGGCGGCGATAGCAGCCGCCTCAACCACGATGGCTTGAGCGCCATCGACTTGAACATCTACCGCTTCGACAACTTCCGTTGCCTCAAGAGCGGACTGCTCGGCGGCTACGTCGCGGGCTTCTTCCAGTTCAAGCTGGGCTTGATCAAAGGCGACATCTTCCGTCGCTTGTTCGACAACCGCAACTGCTTCAGCCGTGTTCAGGACTTCGTCCGGAACTTGCTCGGCAATGGCGACCACGTCGCTGGCAGCTTCCACCAGACCAGTGTCAACGATCAGGGCTTCTACCGTCGCTTCAGTGCGTTCGGCTTCGGCTTCCACATTGGCAGCGGCTGATGTTTCAGCAGCAGCGGCGGCGATCAGGGCATCGGCAGCAGCCTTGGCTGCTTCCTCAGCAGCTAGACGGTCACGCTCTTGCTCAGCAGCCAGGGCCTCGGCAGCAGCCTTCGCAGCGGCTTCAGCGGCAGCCAGTTCTTCAGCCGCGATGCGATCACGTTCCTGCTCGGCGGCAAGCGCCTCAGCGGCAAGACGTTCTGCCTCTGCCTTGGCGGCAGCTTCGGCCTCAGCGGCGACACGAGCAGCTTCCGCTGCTGCGGCCTCTTCAGCCAAGCGAGCAGCTTCAGCTTCGGCAGCGGCCTTAGCGGCAGCTTCGGCTTCAGCAGCTGCCCTAGCAGCGGCTTCGTCGGCAAGGCGTTGCGCTTCCGCAGCAGCGGCAGCTTCAGCAGCGGCTGCTTCTTCTGCGGCTACACGAGCCGCTTCAGCGGCGGCAGCTTCTTCAGCAGCTAGGCGCGTACGCTCAGCTTCCTCAGCTGCAACACGCTCGGCATCGAGACGGGCAGCTTCAGCAGCAGCGGCCTCTTCGGCGGCGATGCGGGTACGCTCTGCTTCCGCGGCGGCAATAGCAGCCGCTTCCTCAAGGGCCTTGGCGGCAGCTTCGGCAGCCAGTCGATCAAGCTCAGCTTGAGCAGCAGCGGCTTCCTGTGCGGCGATGGCGGCAAGGCGCTCTTCCTCAGCTTTGGCGGCTGCGGCGGCGGCCTCCTCACGAGCCTTCAGGGCTGCGTCGATTTCCTCTTGAGTTGGAGCAGCCGGGGGAGCTTCTTCGCTCAACCCCGGCTGCAAGCCGTCACCCACCGGGTCTGGAGCGGGGGCGGCATCTTGTTCCACTACAATAACAGGACTCGGGATAATGTCAACCGGATTGTCAGTGACGACAACAACCGGGCCTTGGGCCATCTCGTCTTGGATTTCCTGGTCGGCATCGCCGGACAGGATCAGGTTGCGGAAGTTGGAGACGTTCGAGAACGCCTTAGATTCAAAGGACTTGGCTTCTTCGGCCGCGCGCAGGGCGTCGGCCTCTCGCTTTTCCGCGGCAACGCGGATAGCCGCGTTCTCCTCGATTACAGACTCGAAAGCTGCAACGGCGCGCTGCGTGACAGAGGCGCTGTCCAGCCATTCCTTAACTACTGCTGCGAAACGCTTATCAAACGAAGACATGGAAACGACCCTTCCTTAGGACCCTGAAAGTTGAGATAGCTTCGGGTTATGTACCCTACCCGGCGTGGTAATTCAATCCCAGCCGGCGTACTGAAGATGGCCTTTCATGGAATTGTAAAACCACTCAAGGGCATAGATCAGCGCCAGGCAAGAAGCCATGAAGAGAATCGCTTTGACGTTGATCGTCAAGCTGAAGATCAGCGCCACAAGAAAGACGAGACCCTTCATCGGTAGAGCGAAGCTCCTGGCTGAGACTTGCATTCAGCGATGTGCTGCTCGAGGATGGTTACGATCCTCTCGAGGCGCTGGATGTATTCCTTACTTGGCCGCGGCGCTGAGGAGCAGATATGCATCCCGTTATGGTCGGGCAGCCAGCCGATCATGACATGGTGGGCGCCGTAGTTAGCGAGGTCGAAGCTGATGGGATCGAGCTTCTGCTTGAAATAGCTTTCGGGCGTGATCGGCTGTTCGTTGATGAATGTCATCGGCCCATTAACTCCTGAGTTATCCGCGCTGCCTCAGCCTTGAGCTCCGCCATCTGCTGGCGAAGCTTGAACTCTTTCTGAACCGCGGTGTCAATCGTGCGTGATGCGGCCTTCCACGGGCCACCCCGCTCCGGCTCCCCGGCCGCAATGGACGCCTGCTCAAAGGCGTCCTTGAGGACGCACAGGATGTTTAGAGTTTCAGTGTTCATTAATAAACCCTTCTAAACTAATCTAGCCGCCACACCCCTGTGCGGTTAATCGGCCTCTGCCGAACGGCTAGGATAGCGGTCAGTGAGGCTGCAACTAACCTTACGGCTGCTCCATGGAGCGTTGCAGTGGTCTCACCGAGCGCACTGGAGCGAGGGCTGGGCGGAACTCCAACTGTACCAGCTGTTAATGCAGCCTGGCTTCCCTTACGCCCTAGCTTTGCGTCTCCGCGCCACCGGGTCCTCGCAAACTTAATCTGCACCCCGGAACCACTAAGCGTTCTCCGGGTCATCACGCTATCACAAGACCCTTCCCATGGGTGATCTTGTGCATCCCTGTTTTACGGTTGTCTCCCTTCTGGGAGAGCCGCGTGCAGAACTTACAGTGGGCTTGGGTCGAAGCGATGAGTACACCCAATTCAACCCGACCGAGCGCGCCGGAACCCACATTAAATAAATGACAGCCAACCGCTAGTATCACGGCCCAGTCGCAAGTCTGACCCAGACGCCCATCGGCTTGCGATTCTCCAGGGCGAAGGTAGGCTGTCATTGTCTCTCGGGGAGCGGCCACGCTCCCCTTCCCCGCCAGGATAAATGGCCTTGCCTTGGCGGGAGTACCTTTGATCGGAGGCTCAGTGTCGAACTGAGGTGGCGCACACCAAGCACTCGCACGAATGCTCCCGGGAGAGTTCAACTCCCACACGTACCGCTACCCTCCGAGACTCATAACTCCTTCTTCTTGTCCTTATGCCAGGGCAGCTTAATCAACAAGCCCCCATCGATCTCAAACTCTGCCGCGGAGCGGCGTAATTTTGTTTTACCATCATGCGGTATCAAGACCGATTCGGCAAGTAAATCATTTTTAACAGGCGACGCCTTGCGGAGCTTAAGGACGCCATCCTCCGCTGGAACCAGCTTGATCCATCCAGCATGATCGCCAGAGCCGATCTCCAGCGCCAGAAGAAAGCCATCACCTCCTCCAAACAGCGCCTGAGAAGCTTCGGCAGTGAGCATGACATACGGCGTCAATCTTCCCTTAGAGCCTCTCCTGCGGGCTCCTATGCTGATTGCGGGGGTATTCTGAACGACCCCTTTAGTGGGTCGTTCGACGGGAGCGAATGTCACTCAGAACCACCTTCTCGCTCATCCTCGGAGAGGGAGTAGTCCCAGCGACGGAAGGCGCTCGGGACCTCGCTCCCAGCATCTTTCCATTCCTTAACGATGTCAGCCATGATGTCATCATTGGCTGGACCGCAGCATTCGTAGAGGCTGTCCACAGTGTAAAGGAGAAACTCTCGTTCGTTCTTTGCCGCGGCGGTTTCCGATTCAATACTCATCCTAGATCATCCTGCTGTGCTTCCGGTCGGTTGACCAGGTCTGGCCACTTGCCATCGTTGTACTCGCTGTACGCTCGTCGCCAGCCCTCGTAGAACTCCGGGCTGTCGTGCTCCCTGGGGAACCTACCTTCGACAAAGGCATTCCAGCCGGCAGCGAACTCAGTGTCGCCACCCTCATCGGAAAGCTTAAACACCGCCACTCGGTCGTTTAGTCTGGCTACGGCATTGGTCATGTTCGCTACGCTCACATACGCAGCCATGGCTGCTTCTTGCATCAACAGATATGTGACTTGGATTTGCATTGCAACTAACGTGATGGAGTTTTGTATAAAATTTTTGTAATGGGTATATGGGACCCAGTGATGTGATTTGGAAAATGTAATTTGGGAAATGTGATTTGTGTGGAGTTTGGATTGGAAATTTTTCTGGACTTGGGTCTGGATTGTTAATTGAATAGCGGGAGTGGGGCGCGCGTGCATAAGCGGGGGTGCGGGTGGGTGGGGTTTCGCGCGGAGGATAGCTCGGGCGTACGCGCGTGCTGTTGCCCCGAAGGGGCAACATTACCGATTTGTAACTTGAGTTCCGGTTGGGTTCATGGGATGATGTAAGGGTCGAAAGCAGGCCCAGCGATGGGCTGGGTCATTCGATAGGGTCTTTGACATGACGGATACGAACAAGCCGAAGCTCACGGAAGCCGAGCGCTTGGCCAAGATGAAGGCAGGCAGAAATGCGGCCGGCGCCAAGGTGCGAGCAGCGCGGAGTGATGTCCTCACTAACACTGATGACTTCATTAACTCCGCTGAGTTTCGAGCACGTCACAAGACTAACTCAGTGATTAAACGGGTCTTTGATGACCAGTTTGCACTGCGGGAGAAATACAAGATCAACCCTGACGGCTCAGCGATGAGCATTGAGGATGAGATCGCAGCCCGCAATGCGGCAGGTAAGCCGCTCTCTGACCGCCAGCGTAAGCATCTCGGGATGCTCACGAAGAAGGAAGAGAAAGAGCTTGCCGCCCTCGCTGAGGCAGACGACGACCAGGACGACGACTCGCAAGAGGAAGCGGCCTAGCCTGCAAGGAGAAGCCCAGAGCCGAAAGGTTCTGGGCTTTTTCTTTGTCCTGGCGCCAGCGAACACCAAGCCGAAGGCGGGTGTGAGGGGCTGAAAGCCCCGAACCCTTTTACCAAAAGGGTGTTAAAGGCTGTTCTTTCCGCCGCTTAGCTGGCTCACTCGCTCTTTAATCTGCTCCATGACCTCTTCTGAGGTGGCTGCGGCTCGCTCTGCGGCCTTGCCTTCAGCGACAGCCACGGCCCTATGTTCGCTCAGCGCTTTGAGCGCGGCGATCCTAGCGGCGGCTGAATTGTTGGGGTCGGCGGCTTCTGCTTCTAATCGTTTAACGATAAAGTTGTCCAGCCGGGAGGCGGTGTGTGACACATCACCCTCCTCCTGATCAAGCCTCGTGATAATGCTGCTACGTACATCTGGCTTCTTCGCCAGGGCGTTAGCCCTGGAATACATACGCTCATAAGACATCACCTCAACGACCTGTTCCCGGTCATCAATGATCTGGACCGCATAGCAGAGCTCAGGGAAGCTCTGCTTGTATGCCTCCACTAGGCTGGCCCCTGATGCGACTAGCTCAGCGAAGCTATTCTCCTGTTCTGTCAGCCTATCACTGGCGCCTTCAGCGATGGCCTCTTTGGCCATTCGCTTGAACATGGCGATCTTATTCTGGTTGGTTGGAGTGGTGGAGCCTTTCTTCTTTCCTCCCTTACCCTGAGACTCAAGCTCTCTCTTACGAGAGAGCAGGTCTATGATCTTGTCTTTGTCTGGGGTGTCCATGTGTATTGTCTTTTGTGGCGCCGGGGAGGTCTCCCGGCTTGGGAAGGGTTCGGGCGGTTAGGTTGATGACATTGCTATTTGTCACTGGAAAACATCATTACGAATTTGTAATTTGACTTTTGCATCATACCCATGCTATAATGCCTGCATAGTCTAAATGCGTCTGGACAGCCCGCTCTATTCTGGGCCACCACTAGAGGCATATAGTCTATCTGGGCATGGGGTTAAACCCAGCCCATGGTCAATGAGAAACCAGCGCTAGCTGGTGTATCAAAGACCGAAGGTCTTTGACATCGTGATCCCCTAGCTGCCCGGCCTTGACCCCGCGAGTTGACGCGTTGGCTATAGGGCAGCATTGCTGCGACGGGAGGGAGCTTAGGTCATCAAGCCTAACCCCTCCCGGCGCCTTTCTGTGTGCCATGCTAAGCCCTCGCTGAGGGTTTAGCGGGGCATACAGCCCCAAAGGGTCTAACATGACATACGAATACCCAAAGCCACAACACGTCCGTATGGGTTGCAAGGTTCACTGGAACTACTATCAAACCAGTGAAGACGCCCAAAAGGCTGCCGAGATGGCAGCTATAGAGGCGGCTGATCTGGAGAAGCAAGGATTCGATTGGGGCTATCAAAGCCCTGGCCATATCCGCCTGCCGACAGAGCAAGACTTCCACCCAGGCTTTTATGAGGTCTGTATCCCCTAAGCATTGCCTTGAGGGGCCGGAGCGATCCGGCCCTGATAGCCAGCGCTTAGAAGCTGGATAAAGAAAGGGTCTAACATGCAAAACCTTGAACAACTGATTGCAGCCGGCATCACCCTCCCTGTCCGCCTTTCCAAGGCGGAACATGGGCCTTTGATTAAGAAGGCCTTTGAAGAGGGTAGCCTGATGCGGCAGGTTCAAATGCGAGACAAGCCGAACCAAGTTCACGGTCCTGGATTGTATCGCGGCCCTGATGGTCCCTGTGCTATTGGGGCTGTCATTCCTGAGGCTCTCGGCCGATGGATTGATGCAGGGAATGCTGACAGAAACTACTCCGTTGGGAATCTTGAGGGTGTGATTGATTGCGGTGCAGACCGTGATTGGTTCAACCAAGTTCAGTCAGCCCATGACGGAGGGACTGAAATCTCTATGAGAAGGCTTGAGAATCTTCTCTCTGAGGTATAAGCGATAGTCTCATTTATGGCCTTGGTGCGTAGCGCCAGGGCCATAGGTCGGGCGATTGTGAATGCAATTACTCGCTGCATTTTTCAGATGCAGAACTAAAGGGTCTAACTATGATTAAGCATTGGACTAAAGCTGAAGCTCTCCCGATCCTCCAAGAGGCGTTTCGGAACAATTCTTTAGCTGCCCAGCAAGGGGCTCATACTTGCCAGTACCGAGGCCCCTACGGGCCGTGCATCATCGGTGTCCTGATTGATGACGAAACAGCCGCTAAATGGGACGTTTGGACTGAGTTTGGTGACAGCTTCTCTATTGCCCCAGTGTTCAACGACAAGAGGCATCACGCCTCCGCTAAGATGATTGAGGAGGTCGAGGCCGCTTTTGGTGGTCCTGACGCTCAATGGTTTGTGGCGCTACAAGAAGCTCATGACGGCTGGGCTACCAGTAACGAATACCATCGGGAATGGGATGGCGGAACATACCGTCAGACCATCACCAAGCTACTAGAACTAAGCTGAGCTCAGCTAGAGCATCCGGCCTTCGGGTCGGGTGCTTCATGGTGCGCTTAGTACCGATAAGAAAGGGTCTGACTATGAAAATATTCCACCACCTACGTTTCGGCTTAAAAGGCTGTCTCGCTAGTGGCGAGGCGTTCACTGTGAAGGCAACTTCGACAACCGGCGAGGTTGTTGAGGGCGGTCTAGCGACCGTGGACGATTACGGCATCGTGGTAGGCAGTATCGGCCAGCAAGCACAAATGCAATGGCACGATATGATACGGCTCGAAATCGAAGAGCAATTCTGAGTCCAGCTAGAGCGTCCAGGCCTGTCCTGGGCGCTTCATGGTGCATTCAGCGCCTGAAAGAGAAGGGTCTACTATGAAAATCAAAATCCATAAGGGATGGACTGTCGATCTCGACTACTTGCTGGCAACCAGCGATGGTTGCTATCGATGCTACGACATCGGCCCATTCCAATTCATGTTTGAGGTTCTGTGATGGAATACTTCACCAACCTCAATGTCACTGACAGGTTCCTGCTTGTCATTGGTGTCTGCTTTCTTGTTCTGGCTGTGTATATGGTCTTGGACTTGATAGGAGATACACTGAGAGAGTGAGAGTCTCAGGGTCAGCACATCCGGTGGGTGTGCTGATTCTCGGGCGCTCAGCCCGATTTGGAAAGGGTCTAAAATGAAACATGACGCAATGGCAGAAGTGCCTCATGCGGTCGTTAACGCTCAGGGTTGGCTCACGTCAATCTTGGAGATGGTCGAGGCGCTGGAACGCTCGGAAGAGCAGGCAGTGCATGGGCCAGACGAAACGGATGCAGTGCGGTCCAGGATTGAAGAATCAGTCCTGTCTGTGCTTGTCCGCGATGGCTGGCGGCTACCAGGAGTAATAATCACTCCTGGCGCTGAAGAGTACGAAATCCTCCTGACTACCGGAGGGCCAGCGCTTCGCATCACTGGCAAGCTCAACGAGCACAACGAGCCCGATGACTTCCCGCGGCTTGAGTATCAGGACTGGTACCAACCATGGACTGAGTACACTGACGCGAGAGAGCATCGGGAGGCTTTGCAGCGCTTTGCTTCCTGCTTCTACTATGGAGATTGATATGATAAAAAAACCAACGCTTCTGGAGATAAGCTTACTTGCAGCAACGATCATAGTGTTTCTTATCACTGTGGTTGCTCTGTTTGGTTGATAGTCTCAGTGAGGCGCCATCCAGGTTGTCGCTGCGCTCCATGCGCTGCGCTTCTCGGGTGGCGCTGATCTCGGGCGATCATGCTCGGCAAAGGGTCTAACAATGAAACGGTACTTGTTATTCACCTACCAGATTTATTACCCGTCAGGTGGGTGGAACGATTTCAAAGGCAGCTTCGATGATATCGAAGAAGCTAGAGGAGTCTGGACTAACGATCCATACAGAGATGATCGCTGTCAAGTGATTGACCGCGATACTGGACAGATAGTCTGGAAGGACTGAGCGTCTCAGTTGCTAGCGTCCGGTCTGGCGCTAGCTTCTCGGGCGATCACCGCTCGATTACGAAGGGTCTGACTATGAGCATGAACGAAAAGAGAGCCATGTGGGCTCATGACGCCGTGGAGCGCTTCCGTGAAGTGTGCCCTGGTAGCAAGAACAAAGATGGCTCAATCGAAATGAGCGAGGCCATCGGAGACTTGCTGGTTAATCTATTTCACCTCTGCGATCTAGAGGATATTGACGCAGCCGGAGCCGCTAAGCGCGCGCTTGCAATGTATCGAGATGAGGTGGAAAACCCCGACTTCTGAGAACTGCCCTGAGAGCCCGGCCTAACAGCCGGGCTTGATGGCCAGCGCTTAGCTGGATGATATTAAAGAAAGGGTCTAAGAATGAAAACCAAGTATCTTGCGGAGCGAAAGCTCGCAATAGCGGAAGATGCGTTGTTCCAATTACTCCTAGCATACGCAAAGGGTGAGCGGAATGGCGGCTCAATTGATTGGGAAGATGTGGATATCGCGTTTGAAACCGCGAAAGAAGCCATGCCCGATGCATACGCTGACATCGTAAAAGAACTGGAGACAGAATGAGTAGTTTTTCACCGCATATCTGGGACCACTGCCTGGCGCAAATGCCGGCCACGTTCCGCGCTCGGGAGCTTCTACAGAGCTACCGTGATCTTGAAGATTTGTACTGGCATCGCGCTGGCGCTTGGGTGGCTTCGCTCTTCTCAAAGAAGGCTAAGCTACACTGGCGCCAGACATGCTTGCGGATCATCGAGAAACGAACCGAGATTCGTCAACTGGGAGGCATCGTGCCTCCGTTTTGGAGTATCGCATAATGGCAACATTTCAAGATCGATTTCACAAGATCATCAAACAAGCTAAGCGAGAAGCGGAGCGTGACGGCTCCGCTGTGGCGATCCTAAACCTCAACCAGATCGGATCGCCAATGCTCGTCATTCGTCCGCGCGAATGGAGTGACAGTCATGATTGTGTGGCGCAAGTCCATGCTGACGGGACAGTCACCGAAACAGGAAGGATGAGAAACTAACATAGCATTGCACTGAGAGCATCGGCCTATGGCCGGTGCTCGATGTCCAGCGCTATGCTGGGAACTGAAAGGGTCTACCGTGAATACAGAACTTGCAAAACAAGCGCTCATTCAACTCTTACTGACTTATGCCAAGGCAGAAGAGACGCGAGACGTTGAATGGTCTGACGTGGACTTGGCGGTCGAATACGCCAAGGAAGCGTTGCCGGGTGAATACGAGCGCATCCTGGATGAACTCCAGTTTGACGACACTCAGGAACGTATCCGCGCGCAATTCAAGACAGATATCGAGCCGCTGGTTATTGAGCAGTACGGGGCTGACGACGAAGTCGCCCTGAACGAAGAGTTCAACAACTGGACAGACTCGCTCTGCAAAGACGGCATAATCTCCGATTATGTCTACAACAACATCACTCGAACTGACGACTGAGAACTGCCATGAGAGCCCAGGCGCAAGCTTGGGCTCGATTGCCAGTGCTTAGCGCTGGAATACGAAAGGGTCTACTATGCATGAAGTTTACAAAGTCGAGTACCGCGGATGCGTGATCAAAGCTTACTATGATCAAGACGCATCACACACTAACCCAATCGATAAGATGAAGTACGACGACACCTTCATCTGGGCCGTGTGGGAACGTAACTCGATCTTCAGCGACCGGGATTATCGACCGGTTGATGATCCGTCAGAGATGCCGGACTGGGCAGAAGAGAACGGGTACGAGTTATTCCCGCTCTTCAAGTACGAGCACAGTGGCGTTGCTTACAGCATCGCCCCTTTCTCGTGCCGATGGGACTCAGGTCAAGTCGGTTATCTGGCCATCAAAAAATCGGCATTCACTTCACCAGAGGCGAAGCCATTGCAAGAATATGCCGAACAGTTCGTTAAGACTGCCGGTGCTTGGTGTAATGGTGAAGTCTACGGATACACTGCATACACCGAAGACGGAGAAGATATCGACTCTTGCTGGGGCTTCATCGGAGACGATGGCTACTCATGGCGCAATGAAGACTGCTACATGATCCAGCAAGCCAAGGAGAATATCGACTACTACCTGAAAGAACAGGCAGAGATTCCGTACAAGTACCAAGAAGACGCTGACGCGGCCATGAACGGCTAGAATGCAACTAGAGCCCATCGGCACAAGCCGGTGGGCTTCATGATGCAGTCAAAGCATCACACTGAAAGGGTCTAACTATGAAAGCCTTCAAAACAAAACACTTCGCTGCTTCATGGCAGCGCGGTGTTCTTTTGTTTGCGCTTGGCCAGCTGTCTCCGGATGATCTACCCGCTGAAAAGCGGGAGCTTATCCGAGGAATAGCTAACTGGGCGTTAAGTCATGGAAGGAATATCAAATGAAAGAATACGTCATCACGCTTCGGCGTGACCGGGGCGGTAAGATCAGCGTCCTGACAACAGCATCTTCTTTGGCGCAAGCCATTAAGCAGGTGTGCGATTTCGAGTTTGCACCTGAGAGTGCAGTTATTGAAACCAAGTTGATCAGGGAGCTTTTCTAATGGCTAAGCTAAACATTTGGGAAACGCCAGATTCTTACGCTGGCTTCAACCCTGTCGGACACATCCTAGTTGCGGCTAAACACCGTGACTCGGATTGTTTGACACGCTCCAACTGGATCATTTCCTGCCAGCGAATCGCTAAAGTTGCTGGCGTCGAGGCGCTTCCAGACCTGGCCGACCTCTATGAAGGCGGCTGGCCATCAGGGAGGCGTCTTAATCCGGAGGAAATGCCGGCCGCATACACGTTCTCAGCATCACACTGCTTAGTGGGCTGGGTAGAATACATGCTTGTTCGCAATGACGCTCCAGAGGTTGTTATCGCTGAAGCGCAAGCTATTGCGGATGAAATTAGCAACTACCCGGCCCTCAACGAGGACCACTGGAGCGAAATGGAGTGGGAAGAGGCCCAAGAATACTGGGCCGGAATGTCTCTCCGAGATAGACTCGATATCATTACTGATAGTCGTGGTGAGCGCGCTTGCTCAATCTTCGCTATCAGGCGGGATTACATTCCGCAAGATGATAACGGCTTCATCTTTGAAAGACTGACACGACCATAATGAGTGTTGCCTTGATAGGGCGGGAGAAATCCCGCCCTTGATAGCCAGCAATCAAGCTGGATCACTAGGGTCTAAACTATGAAATACATTGCAATCTATCTGGACTGCTGCTTGTCCAGCTATTTCCAAGGTTTTAATGGGCCGGTACTTAATGTGCCGGTTGATAGTGAAACCACCTACGGCGAGCTTTGCGGCGCGCTGACGGCGGAATTGCAAGTCTACGACAGCACTTACTACGAAGCGACGCTGAACATCGACACGTTCGACTGGGAGGAGGCTGAGAAGGCTATCATCCAGTTGTTCTCCGGCGTTGGTGTTGACGAGAAGGTTGCTGAAGCTCGCTACGCAGAACGGTATCGGCCGGTTGAGGACTGGATTCAGGCTGTTGCCTCCAGAATGACAACCATGAGCTACGACGATTGGAAGGAAGCCTGCGCGGAAGATGCAGAGTCCTGCTACTTCTACATCGGCTTCCGTAAAGCTGAGTGACAATTGCGGTGAGAGCTAGGGCTTCGGCCCTAGCTTGATCCCCAGCGGTCACGCTGGAATAGAAGCCGCGAGAGCGGCGTATGTGAGCCGAAAGGCGAGCATGAAAGGGTCTACTATGCACGAGAGTTTAGAAGAGGCGTCTAAAGCTGCCGCTGTATGTGAGGATATAGATGACGCCCTGCGCATCATCTATGATTACACAGGCATCGATGATGGCGCCTTTGGCTATGACTTTGTTGAGGGTCTTCGCGTTAGCGGTGATACGACATGGTCCGAGCTATCGCAAACAGAGCGCGATTTTGAAATCAACCATGCTGCTGCAATCGAAGTGGAAGCTATGGTAGCGTACAAGTTTCCTGTTATCGGTGACTTGAATGCTATTCGCATAGCTGCTCGCTCCGGCTACCAAGTTCCTGTTGCGTACCGATTAGCGACAGAGATGCAGCAAAGAATGGGAAAATGAGTGTTGCCCTGAGAGCCCGGTGAAAGCCGGGCTTGATGGCCAGCAATCAAACGCTGGAAATAGAGAAAGGGTCTATTATGGACAATCACACAATTATTGGTGAGCAGACCGACATTCAAGAAGCGGTCGATCTCATCGCCGCACTGCACAAGCTTGTCGAGGTTGCAAAAGAGGCTACAGGTGAGGACTTTCCGGTACTCTACGTCGAAACGGAAGAAGGCATCGTCACGGGTGCGAAGCTTATCAAAAAAGAGCTTAGCGACGGCTCGTTCAGCTACGATATCGAACTCACCTACGACTAGTAGTCATCCGCTTTGCCGTATATGCGGCTTTGCAAAAGGCGGCATCGGTTCGTGGAATGGGCAGCAATGCAAGTGCGGCCACTATGAGCCGCCAATCCAAATGATTGACTGAATTTCCACTGCCTTTGAGCGTTGCGGTGAGAGCTAGGCTTCGGCCTAGCTCAATCCCCAGCGGTCACGCTGGGCTATGAAAGGGTCTCTAAATGATTAAACGACCAAGAATGTATGAGGGTTTGCCTATCGACGCGAGAGCGTCGATTGACGCGGCCTTTGAAGACCTTACCAAAGGTTTGCGAGGAATGAATTACGGCACAGACAACTGCGACCACGCTGAACACCTGATCGACGCTATGACGGAGTATTTCCTGTATTCCAACCCGGCGTTTCGATCTGTAGTCTACGCAGCCGCTTGCCACTACGAGGCAACCGGCGAATACGCGGAGGGCTGCGGAGGATGAGGATCGGCGTTGACACTGTACGCATCAAAGCGGTGCTGGCTCCGGAGGGGCCAGCGTCGCTATCCATAGGCCGCGGTCGCGTGGCAGAGCGAGGCCCTCAAGGCCTCACCCTCAAGCTGCATGACAAGCCGATCTTCAGGTACGATGGTAAAAGCATCGTGCTCGATCTGTGCGGCATGTGGACCCCCTCGACCACCAAAGCTATGCGCGAGTATGGTGATGCTGTCGGGGTGGCGATCAAACCATCGCTGGCCAAGGGGCGGTTTACCGCAAGCTACCGCGGCACTGTCCACGAGGCTAACTTCAACAACACAATAAGGATTGAAATATGACTCAAGTCATAGAAGAAATCGGAGACAATCACGAAGCCACTGACCTCTCCGCCACGCTGCTTAAGTTGATTGAAACAGCGAAGGCGGCGAGCGAGGACGATCCATTCCCGGTCATTTACGTCGAGGATAGAGATGGAACGCGCTTCACAACGGCTAAACTCGTGAAGCGAGAACTTTCAGACGGCTCTCACGTATTCGATATCATACTGAGCGACGAATAGGGGATCACGCCACGCTAAGATTAAGGGCGGTCAGGAGAAATCCTGCCGCCCTTTTTCTTTGCCTATTCTTTTTGTTGCCTGTTGTCGAAATAACCGAAACCCCAGGGTGGAAGAGGTTCTTCCTTCAGGAACTCTTCTTCATAGACCTCGATGGGGATCAATTCAAACTCAGGGGGATCGCCACGAAGCCTTGCGGCTTTCTCTTCCTCCAGGCGCTTAAGGCCGGCGTTGATGGCTTCTGCGTCGTCTGCTAGTTTCATTAGATTAACTCTCGTTTTGGCGCCGGCAGGGCTAGCCTTGCGGCTGCCGCTGGCGGCTGGGGGTCGGGCTCTTTCTGGACAACTCCGAACTTCAAAAGCCTCAGTTCTGTGAAAGCTGTCAACAGGGTGTTGATCTGCTCATTCGGCTCCTGGCCTTTGTACCAGGTGTAGCCGCATTCCTTAGCGATCCGCTCAATCGAATCCACTATTTCGCGCTGGCTTGTGCTGTCGATCTTCTTCACTTAGTCACCCCGATCTTGTCTGGGATATCAGCTGGCGCCCTCGCCTCGATATCCCTTGCCCAGCCTCTAAGCCATTCCACTAGCTCATGCCTGTTGGCCTCTTTGAGGCCAGTGACATTGAACTTAATCCGAAGGCCAGAGTCCGGAGGCTCTGGATGGAACATCTGATAACCATAGGGCATCAGAGAAACCTCTGGATGGCTGTGATGAAAGCGCCGCGTAATCGCGCTAGGGCGCGCGTAGAAGAAGCCTTTGGCTTCGTATAGAGCCAAGCGCGCAAACGGACCAGTGTGGCTCCCCAGGCGTACTTGATGTCCTGGGCTATTGACGTGTCCAATTTCGATGGCTGCACCAGCGGCGCAACCACGTCACCCTGAGGGGTTGGATATGTGATTGTCCAGACTCCGTATGGGTCTGAGCCTCGTGGCTCGACCTCAATGGGATACAACACCTCAGGAAACTCGATGTCTCCGTGGTTGTAGTCCAGCTGAGGTGTGCATGGCTGCTCCTCTAGCCTATACCCTGTTGTGGTGAAAGGAAACTCACCCTCTCCCGTCTCACTAAACGGAACGAAACGCTTCACTCGACCGCGGGCAAGTTCTTTGACGCGGTTGCCTTCAGCATCCATCAGAACGAGATTACTCGGCCTATCATTCAAGGAGTCATCATCCTCATGATCAATCTGGTAGCCATCGGGGATGGCTTTCTGGTTGTGCAGGACCCAAGCCGCTCGATTTGCATATACACGCCGGCCCTTAACCCAGAGGCGCTTCCTGGTGGAGGACTTCTTGCTGGGTGAAAGGAACGTGGCTGAGCGCCAGACAGGAGGCTCTGTCGGGCGACCTCGACGGTCTCGGCTGGTCTCTATGTCTCCAGTATCGTAGTTGATCCGGAATAGACCGGACTCAAGAACGAACTGGAGAGCCTCACTGTCTCGTGTTTTCATAAAAGTCCCTCAAAATGTACTCAGAATAAGCTGGAGGTATGCCTTGCGACATCTCGGCTAGAGAGAGGCCTTCCCCATAGACGCCCATTGCCAAGGCTGCGGCATAGGACTGCGTCTCTACACAGGGCCATTTAGTACCACGGCCACCTACAGATGCCGACCTAATCCTGGCATGTGAGCCGTAAACTCCAATCACTGGATGATTCAAGTTGCCGGACTCTGGCTGTTTCATCTCCCAGGAGGTCTCAAAAAAGCGACGACGCTCAAGTCTAAACCACTGACTCGATCCGCCTATCGTGAGACTGACACCAAGGTCGAACATTGAGCCGTCGAGAGCGATGGGATTTATCAAATGCTCACTGGCGCCTTCGACATTTTCAATCGTGTACGGTAGCCCAATTAGTTGCAGTAATTCCCTGGTTTGTGGGATGAGGTTCTCGTGCTGTTTTGCATTCGGGGCGTGCTTCAACTCAGTGCCGAATTGGCATGGAGGCGAAGCCCAAACGAAGTTGAAAGAACTGCGAGCCCAAGCGATGAACTTACTATCGTCTCGCAGCGCTGGAACGTCCGCATTCAAGCAGATGCCCGGGAATCTTTTCTGCGGCCGGTTGTCAACGCCAATGATCTTAGCTCCAGCGCGGATCATTCCGCGCGTGGCCAAGCCGGCTCCGCAGTAAAACTCCAGGACGTTCATTACTCGCCATCGACCTCTTCGCCGGTTTCTTCCTTAATGCTGGCGTAACCAATCACGTCGCAAATCTGCTCGATGAAGTCATAGGCGTTGCCGATGACATGATCCATCTGGTAGATCGTTTCTGGGCTCGAGATTTGATTATCCAAGATGAACTGCTCACACACTGCGAATAGTTGCTTTCTGGTTTGAGCATTGCTCATGTCAGTTGCTCGCGCTAATACTCCGCGCCGCGAATAGAGTTCGCGGAAGAGGTCTTCATTGGTCTTTTGCATTGATAGGATTTCCAATCCGGAATGAAGACAGGAATGTTAGCTGCTTCGCAGCGAGAAACGCAATCTTTTGTTCCTGCGCCACCCGGGAAAGCAATCGCGAAGTTGGGACCGAAATCCACCATCTCTTGATTGCGCCGCGGGCCGGCGCTCTTACCATAACGATCCCAGTCAGCCTTGAACTTCTTCACGATCATCATGTTGCGTTTAGCCCAAGCATCGGCAACCTTATCGGCGCCGGTCGGGCAGTCTCCATGAATGATCTTGATCGGCATGGGTTCTCCGCTAGCGTCGAACCCGGCAATGCCGGTGAGGATGTCGCAAATGAAATTCCGCTCCGGCTTGACCACAACGAGCTTTCCGTCGCGCATGTAGCATCCAAAGTCTCTACCGCCAGTGACCAGGCACCACGTCATTTCACTGACACAGCCGATCAACCCAATGACGCAAACGCGGGATGAAATCGTCGGCCATCTCGACAATAGAATGGCCAGCCTTGGCTATGCGCAAGGCCTCCTCGATGTTGTCGAGATCGACAGCGAGGTCTAGTTGCTCTTCATAAGCCAGCGGGCTGTACTGAAGCTTATCATCATACATCTTAAATCCCCAATCCTAGTCTATTCATTCTTGCCAGGATGATCGCCCGAGCCGAAGCCCGGGCGTCATCGCCATCGCAATCTGCGATACCTTTTTGCACGGTCGTCCTGGAGGTCTCAAAGAACTTGGCGATGTCCCGCTGGGACATGCCATAGCGATCATTGAGCAGCTTCCACAGCGCATCCCTGTAGGGGCGAGCCCTATCGGTACTCGCGCCATTCCGGAGGCGGTGTGGAGGCACTCCAGCAAACATTGCTATGCTCTCAACGACCGCGTCAAGTTCGTCGTCCGTCAAGAGGGGCAGGCGCTCTGGTAATTCTGTCGTGGTGCGCTGCCTCCGATACGGTTCTAAGATCGAGCTCAGCCCATTCTCCGTCATGATTCACTCCAACAAGGAATGCTGGCCAACCGAAAGATTTGCAGGCAATAGCAACCCCCTCCATAGCCGAGGCTCCAGCCATCATGGCGCCGATAGCGATATCAGCAGCGCCCCCCACTGCGTAGTGGTCCGCTTTGATGCGGGAGGGTTCAGGTCCTGAATAGTCACAGATCGTCCCGTCGCGCTCAATCACGATGGCTCCTTCGACTTTATCCTCGCCAGTGAAAACTTCCGGTGCTTTGCCGCGGCGTCCTTTCTCTGCCCATTTCAAGAATAACGAACATGCACTTGCGTCGCCGGCTGCGCCTGCGATGGTCCCGTTCTTTGCTCGGACGATCTTAGCCTCTCGACCTACAATCATCCGGCCGACAAAGATGAGGTCATCTGCCCAGCACCAGCCGTCTTTGTACGCAATGATCGTCACTCGGTATTCCTCCAACCTTACAGGTCTCTGGAGCCGCGCTTTGGCTTGGTGTCGGCAGCCTTAGCCACCGCAACACCAAGGCTGGTTAGGAAACCAGCCGAAACCAAATCTCCCCATTTCCAGTACCTGCCTCCATGGTGGAGAATGATGCTCTTGGCATCGAAGATTCCAGAGCAGCGGTATCCCCACCGATCACCGTTATCTAGGGCTGCCTTCAGGTGTCTACGAGCGTCCTCGGAGAGGTTTTCGTAGAGGGCGGCAACTGGAGGAGCTTCAGCCACGAATCATTCCTTAAGGTCATACTTGACATGGGCTTGAACCGACTTGGCGCCCTGTGATATCAGGTTTGTAACCTGGATTACGTCCAGCGGTATCCGCTGGTGTTGCTCTACCCCATCGACCTTGTAGCTGATCGCCATGAAGAACCCGTCCGCGTAGGACAAGCTGGGGGAGAAGTCAGTGTCAAACGTCACCTCAGGTAGTCGAGGTGATGTAGTCTTCGATTGTAATCTGGAGACCATGTCCTCTCTGACCGAGGAGACGCGCGGCGATAGCAAGTATTCGTTCTTCTGGTTCATTCTCGATTAACTTTCCCCAACTTGCGTACTTCTTGCCCAGGCTGATGTTAAGCTGCGAAAGCTTCAGCTTCTCCTTCCGAAGTCTTCTTTTGATTTCCATGCGGAGGTCTCCGGATGATATTTTCCAGGCAGTCTTTGCACCAAGGAATGCTGGTATGAAGACCTCCAGTAACTGCTTCGCCGCAAAAAAAGAAGGGGGCATCTTCGCTGGGTGTGTAGCGACACATGCTTGGTGTGAGGTCATCGAACGCCACCCGCCCCTTGGCCAATAGCTCGGGCGTGCGTGGGGGAAGACCCTCTGGCTCTCCTGGTCCGATGCGGTTGCTACCCATGAAGCCGTAGCTCACCTTGCCGCGGCCGGAGGCGCCTCTTGGGCCATAGTTCTTGCCGGACTTGAGGGCGTCGAACTCCCTCGATATCAAACCAGACTCTCGAGCCCGGTCGATGACGCCATTGACGACCTTGCGATTGGATGGCCAGCCGGCTTTCGTGACCTCATCAGCGAGCTCTTGCTGGTTGATCTCCTGACCAGCTGCGATCTTCGCATTGATCCGGTCGATGATGAATTGATTACGCTCAGCGTTCTTTGTGTTGACGTAGCGAAAGTCCTCAAGGCCGAAACCTTCAAGCCGCATGATGCGTCGAAGCGCTTTATCAGATAAACCGACCTCAACTTCAATGTCCCACCAGGACATCTTCTCCACATTTCTTCGGTTATTCAAGTGCACAGCAAGCTCTCGTCTTGTCATGTGCTTGAACTTGCCTTTGAGATACTGGCCCCTTACCTCACTTACCATCCTGTAATCCTTTCGTAGGTAATAAACATGCTTATCCCAATCTCAGGCAAGCCCGGCGATCTCGACACGTCGAATATCAAGTCTGCCTCGGACGCTGATCGCGTCCTCATGTGGCTCGCTGCGGTGCTCAAAGACATGAACACCCAGGTCGAGGAGCGCGGTGGCTCCGACCAGGACTGGCTCCGTAAGATCAGGGCAGCCCAGCGGGCAACCACAAACCTCCGTCATCGCGTCCTGGAGCTCCGTGATGGGTTCTTCGACAAGATGACTATCCATGAGGCCCTCGTCACGGCGATGGTCTCAGTGCTCGAGCCAGAGGACCTGGCTCAGGTGTCTATCTGGATTGAAAAGAACTCCCCCCATCTGTCCGGTATCGACTTCACTTGCTTGGCCACAGATCGCCAAGGGTAGGTGGTTGCCAGTGGTTTTCTTTTCGATTGACTGGCTGGCTTTCCTGCGGCTCTTCTGGGACAGAACCATCGTCCCAAATCTCATCACCCTTCAGGCCGTTGCAGGTAAAACAGGACGGCCGAAGGTTTCTTAGTTCGTTTGATCCGCCCTTGGCTATCGGGATGTAGTGATCGACGGTGAACATATTTGCTGGCGGATTTGAGTTCATCTCGCCATTGCTGATCACTGTCTCGCACCCACACCACCAGCAGTTCTGGCCGTACCAAGTGATGACGGAGTCTCGCTGCTTCGCTCCGGTCTTACGTTTCGCCATTTTCGTCAGCGAAGTAAGGGCCATCCTTGGCGCCGATGAATGTCATGCGCCAGCCTGCATCGACAGCGCCGTTGGCGATGTCTTGGATTAGATCGGCGGTCAGCTTCAACCAATACTCTTGATTGCGATCTTCTTCCCACTGAAGGGTCGCCTTGTGGTCTCGAAAGTGAATCCGCTTAGCCGCGGCAAGGATCACATCATCACGCCAACTCATGTTCGCTCCGCTCACATACGAAAGCCTTCGGCTTTCTTCTATAAATCCCGGTCATCGCTGAAGTCGTCGTCGCGATAGCGCGAACGACCGCCATTAACAACCTCAAACTCCACGACCTCAGCGCCCCTCATGTTCTTGCTGCCTGTGGCCCAAGCATCCTCATCGGGAGCGTCAAGATCATAGAAGGTTGAGCGGTCGATGTTGTAGCCTAGCTCTGCTCGGCCAATGCGCCCCAGCCAGCTGTGGCGCGTCTTCCAGTTATGGAAGGTCGAGACATTAACCTCCTTGTCCGGCCGATGCACGGTCAAGCCGAAGTCAGTCTTGGCATTGAAGGTCCCGCCGCCAGAGATGCTGGCGCCAGTGGGAACTTTATCCTCATCCATTGTCTTCGGGTGCGCCACAAAGAAGACATGGCATTCATGGTTCTTAGCCCAGTCAGTGCCGAGGGTCAGCATCTCGCTGATCTGAAGGTCCTCGCGGGCGACTTCGGCATTCTTCTGGATGTAATTGTAGGGGTCGATGACGCAGGACTTGATACCATCTCGCATGACCGCGCCGGTCATGCGCTCCAAGATGGTCTCCATTGTGTCTGGCCCGCCATCTGAAGTGATGAATGTTGCGTGCTTCTCGACAAGCTCGAACCCTTCTTCGATCTCTCTTTCCGACATGACATTGTTCACGTCAGGATGGAAGCGTTTTTTCTGGAACTTCTCGATTAATTTTGCGACATGGACGAAGCCGGCATTCTCGCGAGACCAGATACCGAAGTTCCAGCCCTCCCGCATCGCCATGTTGATGTGGATTTGGTCGACCAGGTCCGACTTGCCATGGCCAGGGTGGCCAGTGATTGTGGTGAAGACGCCGGGAGTGATCCGGAATAGGGGATCAAGGCACATCAGCCCGGTGGAGAAGCCCTGGAGGACATCGCCGCGGCGGAAGCGCATCATGTCTTCACGGAAAGCCGAGGGCTTGGTGAGACCCGGGATTGATTCTGGTGTGGCGCCAGCAATGATGGTGCGGAGGCGGGCTTCGCCGCCGTCCATGAGGACATCGTTGGCGTCCTTGCAATCCTCCGGCCAGTGGACAGCGTAGGCTCTCCACAGGCCTACACGGCGCTTAATCTCGGACCCTACAGCCCGGCCGGGACCGTCATTGTCAGTGGCGATGACGATTTTCTTCATCGGCTTCAGCTGCGCTGAAGCGCGAGACAGACAGGCTAGCTTAGAATCATCCGGATTGGAGCCACCAGTGCTTCCGTGCGGAAGCGATACAACATTCTTCAGGCCTGCCTGGAGGCAGGACAAGGCGTCCATCTCACCTTCTGTGATGATCATGGATGGCTCGGCCGGATCGATCATGTGGCCGAGAAAGAATGTGCCGGCGTTACCTACCCAGCTGAAGGCCTTGGTCTCAATCGACCGCAGTTTGTAGCCTGTGATCTCGCCTTTCTCGTTCTGGTAGGGAAAGCCAATGGCATCGGCGCCGCGGACGGTTCCGCGTCGCAGTCCGGCTAGATCGGCAGTCTCTCGAGAGATGCGGCGGTCTTCAAGCCAGTCATAGCAATCGCGATTCAGGGGATCGAGCGAGATGGACAATGCTGGAATCTCTTTCGGTGGAGGGGGAGGAGAGTTAATTGCTTTGGGCTTCGGTGAGAAGCCCTTGAATCCTTCTTTTCTGATGGCCCCTTTTTCATCGCAGTGCCAGCAATGGTAGGTGATTCTATCCCCGAGATCGCGAACGTTGAGCGTTCGCTCGTGCCTGTTATGGGCTTTTCTTTGAGGAGAGCAGACTAAACACTTCAGTCGATTCTCGCCGCTTCGGAGCGGCTCGTTTAGCAAGTACTGGAAATCAGCTTGAGGCAAGTTTGTGACCCCGGATGTTTTGGACGCAGAGGCCCCTCCGACAGGAATATGGTCCTATCGGAGTGGCCTATTCGTTTCGTGACCCCTGGAGAGGCTATCGAGACGCTTTCACCAGCGCAGATGGGCAGGCTTGCCCATCCCAGGTAGGTCGCCCTGTACCTGCTTTGAAGCGCTGAGGCTAGCCCTTGCGGGCTCGGCGGGACATACCGGCTGTGAATACACCGACATGCTCAGTCTTATGAATTAGCGTTTGCTTTGTCGAAGATGGTTAAGGGACATTAGACCCAACCATCACCGCCAGCCTGGATCGACGCTTCCGGCCCGGCCCTAACGGGCTCGTACCTCAAGCTCCCCAATTAGGGGCTGGTATGTTGATGCTGGGGTTGACTGATTCCGGTGACGAGGCTATGTTGTGCCAGTTCGTCGGCCAAGAACCGAGGGTCGTCGCTGAGCATCAGGCAGCGGCGACCCTCAATCATTTTGGGGCTTGATGATCCCCTTACAACCCGGTACATGAAATTCAGTCGCGGCTAGTACTCAGCGGTAGAGCCATGGATTGTGTCCTTGAGGACGCCGGTTCGAGTCCGGCCGTCTTATCGAGAAACAACGGGTCATAAATGGCTCATTAAGCCACTTAACGGGTCAAATAGGTCTATTTATGGAACGTTAAAAAAGTGCGCGGGATTTCTTTCTTGTCGGTGGATCAAGATCAGCATTCTCCACCAGCTTAATCTCGCACCGCGGATTATCCGGGTCTAGCCGCCAGTAGATGTGCTTCTCGCGCACCTGGCGGTCATTGAGGATGACCCCTTTGGTATCCCCATATTTCTTCTCATCGACCTGAAGCAGGTCGAGGATCAAGCTCTCGTCCAGGTCTGGCCGGCGAGAGGCGTACCAGATGATAATCTCCGCTACACAGGGTAGCTCGAGCGGCTTCTCCACAATGGGTAGCTGCTGCCTGAACACTTTCGAGTAGGAAAGCGCCTTAGCTGACTTGATTAATCGAGACGAGCCAGCTATCCGGACAGCCCTTCGGCTATTGGCCTTGCTTGCTGGTTCCCCGTAGATTGTGAAAGATACCTCACCCATGCGGAATAAGTTTAAGCGCGGTGAGGAGCATTACAAGGCGCGGTTCACGGTCGAGCAGGTACTGGAGATGCGGCGCCGCAGAAAAGCCGGGGAGCGATTGAAGTCCATAGCCTATGACTTCGACACCTCTCCGCAGACAATCCAGGATATCGCGACTGGGAAGTCCTGGAAGCATGTTGGTGAGATTGTAGGGTTGAGCTATGCATACAGGGATTAAGCAATGAGTGAAGATGATATCTTGGAATCGAACTTCCATGCCTACTGGCCTGGCATTCATGCCTCTCTGGAGCGCGAGGTTCAGCAACTAACCACCCTCATCAACAATCAGTTCGATCAGGTCCGCTATGCCGGCATTTCTGATCTTGAGCTCAGCGATGAGACCCCGTTCTCAATCGATCTCCGCGGCGTCCAGGATCGCATCCCCTACACGATCACTCTGAACCCAGGGAAGCAGTGGAACGCGATCAACGATCAGTTCTGGAACGAATCGCAGCGTCTTGTGGCTGGCATGACCAGCATTGCAGGCCGCTACCGGCTCCTGGCCGGAGCGGTTAGGCTTGACTGGGTTCGGCCGATTAAGACAACGCTTGTCCTCCCGCCGACAACCGAGGAACTGATCAAGTTCTCAGGTCTCTCTGCCGGCTTCTACACTGGCGACATCATTGAGCATCCAGTTGCTTGGATCGGTGGTAGAGTGATCGTTGGGAAGGTACTGGTGTCCTGATGTACTTCTACCCAAAGCATCCGACCTACAGCGAAACCTTCCTTGTTGACCGCGCGCAATACGCTCTGGCGTATGCGATCTTCTGCTCGCATGGTGACAGCGGGGCTGAGTGGGGTAATGATGTGAGGATCATGTACGGCGATGTCGTTCACACATTCCGGTTAAGTGAAGAGGGAGAAGGTAGTTGAGCGCCGGGACGTTAACTGACCCGTCGCGCGGCTTTGGCGATAAGGCTTGGCATTGGAGATATGTGCCACCAGAGGATAGATTCTGGGCGTGTCTTGAATATGAGCAGAACTCAGGGTGTTGGTTATGGAATGCTTCGCTGAGAAAAGGAGGGTACGGGCAATTCTACGTCGAAGGTAAAGCGACTCTGGCCCACCGCTTCTCCTGGATTATTCATAACGGCCCTATACCAAGTGGGATGATTCTACGGCATAAGTGCGATACGCCAGCGTGCAGTAATCCAAACCATCTAGAGCTTGGAACGCATCAAGATAACGCCGATGATATGGTTGTAAGAGGAAGATCGCTGCACCTCCCGGGCGAGCTTGGTCCTAATGCAAAATTAACTGCACGAGATGTAGCTGCCATACGCAGCATGATTGCTGCTAAGATTCCGCAAAAGAGAATAGCCGAGAAGTTTGGGGTCAAGCAATCGACCATATCTCACATAAACACTGGCAAGACATGGTATGAAACTAACTAATAAGTTCAATCTCCCAAATCCTATCGTAAGGGCGATAGCAAGAGACCCCTATGATAGGGGTCCTGCTCAATTTTCTGTCTCGAACTTAATCGATGCCCCCCGTGTGCAAGTGCTTCAATGGAAGCATGACAACGAGATCATCGAGGACGTGGCCGATAAGGTGTTCAGCCTGCTAGGCAGGGCTGTCCACCAAATCCTTGAATGGGGCGCTACAGGAGATCAGGAGACACCAGAAGAACGACTCTTCATGGAGGTCGAGATCAACGGCGCTAAGGTCATGATCTCTGGCGCCATGGACTTGCAAGACGATGACGGCGACGGTGTCGTTGACATCAGTGACTACAAGGTGACATCGGTCTACGGCTTCCTGGCCGATAAGGCTGCTTGGCACAATCAGCTTAACTGCTACGCACATCTTGTGCGCTATGCACAGTATCGAGGTATCTATGAACGAGGTAACTGGTCTCTTATACCACGCGACGGTCGCGACGTTAGCAGCCTTTCTATTGTTGCTATTCTTCGAGATTGGTCCTCGGGCAAGGCGAACTCGCCCGATTACCCTCCGGCGCCGATTCAAACTCTGGAGATACCTCTGTGGTCAGCCGAAGCAGCTGCTGAATATTTTGACCAGCGCGTTCGGCTTCACATTAAGTCAAGATCGCTGGACTTTGCTGGTCGAGAGCTTCCTCTCTGCTCTAAGGAAGAGCGCTGGGAAGATGATCCCAAGTTCGCGGTAATGAAGGAAGGCAATAAGCGAGCCACAGCGGTCTTTGAAGACCGCGATAATGCGCTTGAATTTATCCGGCAAAGCAGCGAGAAGAATCGAGCAAAGCTGTCAGTGCAAGAGCGAGAAGGCGATCCTCGCAGGTGTGCTGGAGATTGGTGCCGCGTGTCGCGGTGGTGTAGTCAGAATCAAAAGCGCTTGGAGGCGATGGAATGACAACGAAAGTTAAGTTGTTGAACGAAGGTCCGGAGACGGTCAAGATCGAAGTGCAAGGTCGCGACCAGGGTCGCTTCATCCAGGTCGATGAGAAGACCCTCGAGCCAGGCAAGTTTGCCGATGTCTACGTGACCAAGGGTCAGAGCGTTCAAATCCTCGAGGTCGAAGCTGAATGATCCCTCAGTCAATCCAAAAGAAAATGGTGGCCGCGGCATTAGCCGCTCCATCCCTCAAGAAAGAAGAACGCAACGAACGGGCGGAGTTCAATTTCGTTGGCATCGACAAGTTCTACAGCGATGTAGCCATCGTCATGCATGAGCTTGGGTTAGGCTGGGCCACGGTTGAAGAGGGGATCGAACTGATCCCGCTTTCGGATCAGGTTATCGTCCTACAGAAGTTCCGCTTCGATGTCTTCGACAGCGAGAGCGGTGATGTGGCCGAAGGGTATTCTCATCTGACTATACCGGCGCCGTTCGCTGACGCGCAGACGGCCGGCATCAGCTTGAGCTATGCGGATAAGGCATTCCTCCGCTCGGCCCTGAAGATCGTGACTGGTGAGAAGGATGCTGATCATTTTGCTAAGAAGCGGGACAAGCCTGCTGCAAAGCCTTCGCCAGAGAAGGCAGCGGCTGATCTTGATCCAGGCCCTCCGGAGAAGGCAGAAAAGCCTAAGGCGGAAAAGAAGAATGCTGAAAAGCCTAAGGCAAAGGGTGAAGACAAACCCGATGCAGTAGAGGAGAAGAAGCCGGAGAAGGCTGTCAGTGAGCAGTCCGAGATCGAGGCGATCTCTGATCGCCTAACTGAGCTTCTGACTGACATCGGCAGAGAGAAGGCCGGCGCTGCTGGTATCGACGCTCTGGACAAGTTCCGGAACGATGAAGCGTCTGACATCAGTAAGCTCAAAGCAGCTTCCTCTAAGGAAGATGCGGACGAAGATGTGAAGCTTTGGGCGTCTAAGGTGACGGACAAGTTCCGTAAACTCTACGACAAGTTCGAGGCTCAAGTTGAAGAGGAGGGTGATTAACCCATGGGAAAGTTTGATGACTCGGGCATCTTCAGCCCGAACAAATACAAGAAGAAGGATAGCCATCCTTCGCATACTGGTGTGATCAACATCAGCTATGACACGCTGAAGGCTCTGAACCTTCAAATGAAAGACACTGGCGAGGCAAAGCTCGAGGTTGCCGGCTGGCGCAAGCGCGATAAGCCGGATATGATCTCACTGAAGATCAGCCTGCCGAAGGAGCGCGAAGACAGCGGCGGCAGAAGCCGTGATCGGGATGATGACCGCGGTGAGCGTAGCCGTGGTAGCGTGCGTCGCGATGACGATGATCGGGGTGAGCGTCGCTCTGCGCGCCGGGACGATGACGATTACGACCGCGGCGAGCGGCGATCTTCGCGCCGGGACGATGACGACGAAATCCCTTTTGATGATCGTCGCTCCTCGCGACGTGAAACCAGAGGGCGGGACCGTGATGATGAAGGCGATGAGCGTGATCTCTGATGCCAACGCCCAGGCGCTTATGTGACGACCGCAACTGTCTGTCCTCCTCCGAGTGCTTATGGCACCCGGAGGCTGGGGCTCACAGCTGGAAGCCTTGTCATGAAGCGCTAATCACTGACAGACGGGCTGGGGATAAGTCTTGCTCTAAATTTATTAGAGCTTCCGAGAATCGGCATCTGTGGTACAACGGCTCTGCAATGCCGCCAAACATGGATGAATGGTTTGAAGAAGACTACTACTCTTGATCTCGTCCAGCTGATTGTCGTGATGGCTGGGTTTATCGTCGCCGGTTTCTTTGGTTTCTTTGTCGGGCCGAAGATAATCGATCATTTGATGTTAACCATAGGCATGATGTTCGTGATGTTCTGCCTAGGTCTAGTCTTTGGAATGGATGAATGAATAACATTACAGTCGGCCCGTCTTATGTCATCAACTCGCTTTGCAAAGAGGTGCATAAAGCCAACCAACAATGGTGGCACGATCTTGAAACTGGAGAGAAACTCGACCGAAATGTGGGCGAGATGCTTTGTCTGGTTCACTCGGAGATTTCCGAAGCCCTTGAGGGCTATCGGAAGAACCAGATGGACAGTCACCTCCCGCATCGCAAAGCGATTGAGGTGGAGCTTGCTGACGCGCTAATCCGTATCTTCGACCTCGGCGCTGGCCTCGGTCTCGATCTCGGCGGCGCCTATGAAGAGAAGATGGCGTACAACGCAGTGCGCGCGGACCACAAGCGAGAAGCTCGCTTGGCTGATGGCGGGAAGAAGTTCTAATGACATCTGGGGGCGATGAGATTCGCGATACCGTCGAACAGCGTGCTAACATCTACGGAGACTTTACTCACGAATCTATTATCGCTATGGGCCTGAAGAACGTGCTTCGGTACGAATGGTCAGATGACCTGACGGAACTGAAGATACGGGATGGCTGGGCTCGTCTCGAGCCCTACCAGCAGCATGGCCTGGAGTTAATTTGCCTGAAGCTCGCGCGGACAGTAAATGGCGATGGCGGCTATCTCGATTCATATCGAGATATCGCCGGCTACTGCACGCTGATCATGGATCGCTTGGTCAAAGAAGGAAATGGACATGGGTAAAATTGCTTTTGTCGCTGCGGCGCTGTTGACGCTGGCTGCGTGTACGCAGCCTGATGATGCCCGCCGCACGCTTGAAGCGGCCGGTTATTCCGACATCGAGATCACCGGCTACAAGGCGTTCGGCTGTTCTGAGGATGACTATTTCCACACTGGCTTCCGAGCCACTGGAGTCAATGGTCAGCCAGTCGAGGGTGTCGTATGTGGTGGTTGGCTTAAGGGCAGCACGATCCGCACGCAATGACAAAGCCTTTCCATTTTGAAGCCAAGGTCGAGTCCGTATCCAAGAACAGCAAGGGCATCTTCTTGCGCTTGCTGATCTCGGAGGCTCCGCCTGAGCTCATGACTATGGCGGTCAGCCAGAGGCTGATGGTGGCTGCTTCGCCGCTGGGTGACTTCGATGAAGATGTTGGCGAGGGCGACCGGGCAGTGCAGCTGGCCGGCATCCTTTGCCGGTCCAAAGACTTCTGGAGGTTCATTGAAACAAGATCGCGCACTGAGATTTCTATCTCTTCAGAGGATGAAGCCGCGGATTGGCTCCGCGGCAAGTTGGGAATTGACTCCCGGGCTGACCTCCGCCAGGATGCCGCTGCCCGAGAGCAGCTGAGGTTATACAATGAGCGCTTCCAAGAATGGTCAGACAAAGCATCTCTATGATGCTTGGCTAGCCTTCCAAGAACAGCGGTTGCCATACCTTGCGCCAAAGACGCAAGCCAATTACACCCAGGCCGCCCGCCTAATACCCCAGAGCCGCAAGGCGATGCGGGATTACCAACCAGCTGACATCACCAAGCTCATCAAGCATCTCAAGCCAGGCGCCTACATGGTAGCCAGAGGCTTCTTCTCCAGCCTGTTTGCCTTCGGCATCAAGCAGGGCTGGGCGAGCGCCAACCCTATCCAGGGTGTCGAGACGAGGAAGTTGGGAAAGATCGTCCGGTGGCCTCGTGAGCGCGTTTATGAAGACATATCGAAAATCGATAACCCTGAAGCTCGTCTCGTTCTCGAGACGATGTATGCTTCTGGCCAACGTATCTCCGATGTCATTAGGGCTAGGCCTAAGGACCTTCGCGATGGAACGCTCAGGCTCTTCCAGAAGAAGACAGGTAACTATGTTGCCGCGGCGCTGGGGCCGGAGATTACGGATCGTTTAGTTGCCCTGGAACAGAATCCTGATAAACCCTTTTTTAAGATCAAAGCAAGCACGGTCTGGAGGCTCGTCAGGCAGATGAGAGGCGACACTAAATACAGCCCACATTCGCTTAGGAAGGCAGCCTCTTGCGAGGCTGCTGAGGGCGGCGCCAGTGAGGCCGAGCTTCAGGCCTTGCTTGGACACCGGACGCCGCGAGCGGCATCCATCTATAGGCTGGAAGCAAACGCCGGCATCCTAGCGGCCTCTGCTTCTGCGAAGCGAGCCATGTCAGTCCAAGGAGGCGTTGAATGAAAGACGTGATCGACCCGGTTGAGGTGATGGCGCGCGGGATTGATCCTGAGGCGTTTGAGGGACGCGACATGACCTACCACGAAGCGCAGGAGCGCATTTATGCTGCCCGCTTTTGCGCTCGCGGAATCTACACCGCCGTATTGGAGGCGGGATGGACGCTCGCTCCAAGTAAGTCGCCGCAATTTGCGCCTGGGTACGTCGCGCGCTTGCTCGCTTGCCAGAGCAAACTTGTCGAAGCGCTGAACACGGCGATCAATACGCTGGGATTGTCCAGCAATGAGTTCTCGGCGCAGAACGCGCGACAGGCGCGCGATGAAGCGCTCGCGCTCGCGTACCCAGACACCGCAGCATCCGAAGCGGGATGGGTGCTTGTGAAGCGAGGACAGGTCGAAGCCGATGAACGCGCGCACATGCGCACTTTGGAGGAGCGCGACGCGGTTCAAGAATTGTTTGATGAACTCTATGTGGCATTTTTTGGAGACGCCCCGGAGTACTCTAATCTCTTCAACGCCACGGATGCGTTCAATGAAATGGACGCCCGGCTTTCGCAGCTAAAGGCCGCCATGATCGCCGCCGCTTCCGAAGCGGGCAAAGGAGAGTGAGATGAGCGTGTTTGCTGACATTATCGAAGAGCGTTCGCGCCAGATTCTTGTTGAGGGCTGGACGCCGGAGCATGACGACACGCACGCAGATAACTCGCTATCAAAAGCGGCTGCTTGTTACGCCGTAGGCTCTCTTATTCCCGGCGTGTGGCCCTGGGGCCTGCGCTTTTGGAAGCCCAAGAATCGCCGCCGCGATTTGATCCGCGCCGCTGCGCTCATCGTCGCCGAGATCGAGCGACTAGACCGAGCCTCTGGCAAAGAGGCCGCGCGCGATGAACCAAAAGACACGACAAAGGAGCGAGCCGATGGGTGAAGCAGCCGACGATCTGTGGAGCAACGAGTTTGATCGCGCGTGCGAGCGCCAAGCGTTCGTTGAGGCAGTTGAGCGCAACTGCCTAAAGCGCCGTCCATCCTGCGACTACGATCTGCACCCCGACGATGACGGGCTTCTGACATGCCGCGTGTGCGGCGAGCAGTTTGATTACCCATGAGCACGCAACCCAATGTTTTCGTCACAAGCAGATGCTGCGGAGAACACCAATGGCTGAGAGCGCCGCCGTGAAGTATGCTGATCTGGAAAAGAGGCTGCGGCAATACAGCCAAGAGGTAAGCCTTCAAGGCTTGATCGTCGGGCGCTTTGTGCCGGGCCTTCCGACGCTGCGCTTCATTGACGAATTGCTTGCCGCCGCCGACGCCATCGCAGCGCTCACAAAGCAGGTGGCGGAGCGCGGCGCGCTCGAAATGGAGCGTGATCTGCTGGCGGAGAAGCTTCAGCAGATCGCCAACTTCGCGCCGCCAACACTGCCGAGATACGAGAACGCAGTGAACATCATCCGCGACATTCAATGGATCGCACGGACCACCGTTGAAGCCCTCGCACGCGGACGGGACATATCGACGGCCAGCGATGCGGAGAACAACCATGAAACCTGAAATTAAACTAATTGAAGTGAAGCCCGGCGTGTACGTCATTGGCGTACAGGCCAATGGACCGGCTGTTGCTGTGTACTGGAAGCATAGCGACGGAACTTCCAGCCTTATGAAGGCTGGAAAGCGACGGGTTGACATGGAAAAAAAGCTAGGCGACAATAAGGAATTGTCGATTCACGACGCCAAAGCGCGCAGAGCTCAGTTCGAGCTCATCCGCGGGGGAAGATATGAAGAAGGACCTAACCAAGCTAGCTCTGCTAACGGCAGCGATCATCGCGGCTGAGGTAGCATGGGCGGTAGGATTCTTTTCCCTAAGGTAGAGCACAAGCGCATTGGGTTCACACCCAAGCAGCGCGCTGATGCTATGGCTAAGACTGGAGGCATGTGCGCCAAAGAAGGCTGCAACAAGCCAGCTGAAGAGATTAATCACATAGACCCGGTCGCTATGGGCGGCGCCCATGAGCTCAATAACTGGGAGCCATTGTGCTCGGTCCACCACAAGATCGAGACAGCCTGGCAAGTGAAGATGATCCGCAAAGCGGATCGAATGGCGGGACGCCGCGGCAGTCAAAGCGGCCGGCGCAAGAAGAACGGTCCTCAGCTTAAATCTGCGAAGAAGCCATGGCCAAAGCGTTCGTTTCCGTCAAAAAAGAAATCTACTCTTCAGCCAACATAGCTGGCTTAACGGAGTGACGGGCGATCTCGCCGTGGGTGCGGTCCATGATGATGCACTTCATGTCTCGGCTCGAGCGATAGCCCTTCTGATCTGAGTACGCATCCGGCGATGCCAGGATGCGGAAGCTTTCGACTTCAGCCCCAGGGAAGTCCTTCAGCTTGTTCGTGTGGTGAACGTGTCCCATCCAGATATAGCGGTGCTTGGTGTTGCCCCACATCTCAGGAACATCCGTAGCCACGATCAGCGGTAGCTGCTCGGGCTTGGCGCCGTGACCATGGTGCGTCGAGATCAGCACATTGCCGAACTGGTAGTAGTGGTAGTGCCGCGGCGAGTTATCGATTGTGATTCTCGGTTCGTTTTCGTAGACGTTCTTCAGGCATTCCATGAGGAAGATCGAGGACGACAGGTCGTGGTTGCCGATCTCCACGATGACGTGGACCTTGCCATGCCGGCGCAGCGCTTGCTCGATCATGTAGCGCATACACCGGATCGCAGTTCTGACCATCTTCGGGAAACGGCTGTCGGCATCCAGGTGGTGGCCCGATGTCGGCGTCACCGCCACGAACGAGTCGTAGTGCATGAAGTCACCGAGGAAGACCAGCAGGGCCTGTTCGCAACGGACGGTCGAACTGAAGAGGTAATCCGAGGCCTTCTTCAGAAGGCTCTCTCCGATCTCCAGGTCGTAGCTGGAGCCGGTCTCGTCCTTCCAGGCCAGCATCCCGAGGTGGTGGTCTCCAACCGGGTAGCACGCAAGCAGGTCCTCCATCGCCCTGGAAGGCGCTGGAGAGGGCTTTGCTCTCGGCAGGTCCTTGGACAGTTCGTCCGCTAAAGCTCTCCAGGCCTCTTCCCTGGCGATCTGCGCAGGCTTTTCAGCAACCCATTGCTGGGTGACCCTGCCCTCCTGGTCATAGAGGGTAGAAACCTTGGTGATTGTCTTGGGATCGGGCAGGTAGACCCGCTCATCCGGGTCCATGCTAGGCATGGCCAGCTTATCCCACCGGCCGCGCTCTTGACCATCCTGGTCATACAGGATGGATTGCTTGCGGACCTCAAGCACCGGTGTCGCTAGGAGACCTAGCTTTCGAGCCTTCTTGAGACGATCCTTAATGCATGAGGCACTAAGGCCAGTCTTCTCAGCAACGCGCTGAGCGTTGCTTCCTGACGCTAGGTAAAGCTCTACTGTATTCTTTAGCTCTTCTTCAGGGGTTTCCGGGATACGACCATTCGCTTCGCGCTTTGCCAGTGCTGGCATTAGTCCCGCTCACGTTGACGCCGAGATTCGGCTTCCACAGCTTCTGCCGTTCGATTAACGTACTCGTTGTAATCTGTCATCACCCTATCCATCCGGCCGGTCAAATATTCTATGCGACGGTCGCGGGCTGCATCGGTGAGGCTATTATCGGCATAGGTCCGGCGCAGGTCCTGCTCCAGCTGGCGATAGGACCACATATACTGGCGGATACGATTCAGCTGACCATAAGGCACATCGTTCGGATAGACGTTAACGCCCAGCGCCCGAGCGATGAGTTGACCTCTCGTCTGCGTCGGTTCGCCATAGCGATCCTCGCCAGTTCCCACGAGAGCCTCGTAGCCGGGGCCACCTTTGTCCTCGCCAGGAAGCGCCGGCAAATAGTAGTTATAGAAGCTCGGCATGAAGGAGCGGAGTGTGAACCAGGTTGTCTTCCAGCCTTGCGTCTGGGGATCGTCGGTCTCCTCATAGATCGGCGTGCCGCGGAACGGATCGACACCAGTGCTGACACCGGCATAGATCGTGCCAAGAGGACCGCCATTCAGGCCAAAGGCCTTCAGGGCGTCAACGGGGTTTCCCTTCGACGCTGACAAGAAGAGACCCCAGAGAGCACCCTCAGGGAGGGTGTAGCCAAGGTCAATCCACTGGATGCGACCATGCTCGTCCCGCCAAGGGACGGGCATCAGCATCGGACGGTCTGCGAGAAACTCGCTTAGCGTCTCCTTCGCGTCCTCAGGAGCGAAGCCCCACATCAGCGAAGCGAGCGCCATGAGACCGAGGTACTGACCATAGCCTGTATACATCAGGCGCCAGGGCGAGGTGGCGACTTGCTCCAGGAAGTTCGGTACAGCGAAGTACGTGTAGCGAATGAACGGAGCCAACGCCGTATTGGATAGCCAACGAACAACCGGCGTGACGGCAGAGTAGTCGAAGAAATACTTGCGGGCTTCCATGGCAGCAAGCGCCTCTGGCGTGCCGCGCTCGAGTTCGTCAGCGATCTTCGCCACCTTGAAGATCACGTCCTCCATCTGGTAGAGGAACGACATATTGTCAGCGTAGGCGTTCTTCATTGCGTCAAACACCGCGGTTGCGGTGTCCATCGCATTGAGGCCGGCATCAATCGCGCTGTTCGGGCCACCAGTCAGATTAGAAATCTTGGAGCGGAAGTTGGCCTTATCGATTTCCTTCTTCAGGTTTCGAGCGAACTGATCCATCACACGAAGCTCTGCTTCGGTGAAGGTCTGCTTCATCGCACCGAACTTGATCGCGGCCTCGATGGCAGGAGAGTTCTTCTTCTTGGTGTGATAGTCAGCGACTTGCTGAACCGCCTCGATGACACGTAGCGGGTTCGTACCGGAGCGAGCCAGCATCAGGATGTTGGAGTAGATGTTCCGCAAGTGAGTCGGCGGGTTGGCGACTGTCAGCAGGAACTTGATGTTGCGGTTGAATGCACCGTACATCTCTTGCGCAGCGCCAGCGACAGACTCAGGGTCTGCGCTTGCGAACTGACCGCCAGTGATGTCGTTGTAAAGCTGGGTGATGACGACCGCTCCAGCGGCGTCGCCATACTTGCTGGTGTCCATCGGAAGCTGACGATAGCCATCCGGAAGATCGCCCTTGCTGAGCGCTGTTGCGTACTGCGGGTTCGTGGACAGGACAAGCTTCATATCCTGAATCACGCGCTCGAGGATGCGGATTTCGGAACGAAGCTCTGAGGCATACGAGCCAGTGGCTGATGCCCCGCCGAGACCCTGGAGTTCAGCGCGCTTGTTTTCAAGCGAAGTCTGGCTGAGCTTCAGCTGATTCGAGATGTAGAATAACGAACGCCACTTGCCACCGAACATCACAAGGCTGTCCGGCAAGAACCAGCGAGGGTTGCTCGGTGAGGTTTGATTGTGGTGGATCAGCGAGTTCAGGTATGTGTAAGCTGCGATGTCTCGCAGCGGACGCTCGATACTCATGTAGAGCAAGAACGGAAGGTCCTCGATTTCACCCTTGGTGAGACGCTTGTCCTGAGGGATGCCTTCGCGCCAGGCTCTGTACGGCGCTCCAGAAGCGCGCGTACCCATGGTTGGCTTGTAGCTCTCGAAATGCTCCATGTACGCACGAAGCAGGTAGTGGCCACTCCACTTATCGCGCTGACGAGCGCTGATGATACGATGCTCCACGAGAGCATCGCCCACTTCCTTGATCGCCTGCATGGCCTTCTTGCCGGCCGCTTGCAGTTCAGGCGGGAGCGTCGCGAGGTCGGCTGCCTGTTTCACAGGATCAGCCTCAGTCATCACTTTCTTCAGGCGCCAAATTTGATCTTGAGCTTTAGCGCGCTCAGCTTGGGTGAGCTTAGCGAGTCCGCTCATGTCGCCCTTCAGGACCTTGAAGGCGTCCTGCATGTTGATACGCAGGCCCGCGGAAACATCGCGGGCCATCTCGACGGCAATTTCTTCGGCCTTACCGACGCGACCCTGGAAGAGCGAGCGATAGATGCCGAGCGCTGCTTCGTCGGGAACGCCACCGAATTGGAAATAGCGAGAGGCAGTGCCAGCGATCTGCTGAAGGATTGGGTGACTATTGAAGACACCTCTCCACATTGCCTTGAGGCTACCCTCGACAAGCTTATCCACGTCATCGAGCTTACCGAAGGCCACGTTCCATGGCTTAAGACCGGCTATGCGCTTGTCTTGGATGGTTGCGCCGCCAAGACCTTTACGGGTTTTAACCGACGCAATCTGAGCCGCCACGTAGGCGGCGTCGTCCAGGAAGCCTGGCTGCTCACCAATGATGCTGCCGGCTGGAGGAGTGTTCGTGGCGCCGAAGCGGCCACCAGGAGGATTGTAGCGACGGGACTCCATGCGGCCCGCTGGTGTCGGTCTATCCGTCCCCACAAAGCCGCCTTCAAAGATGCCGTTCTCGAGGAAGGCCAGGAAGGCCTTCTCGTCTTTGAAGAACTGTTGCACTTGCTTACGCGCAATGATGCGCTTGGCTGCCGACATATTGTCAGTTAGGAAGTCTTCATCGCTGATGTTCTGGAGCGCGCGCTTGAGTTTAGAATATTGCTCGCGCGTGAGTCTCTTCGGAGCTTCAGTGATCCCGATCTCGTTCATGACCTTAGCGACCGGCTTGTAAGCCTGTCGCATCTTGTCGAACTCCTGGGACTGCTTACGGGTCAGGCCAAACTCTTGGTGGACTGACGGCAATTCCTCATCTGTCTGAGCCGCTTGCTCTGCCGCGGCGATGATCTCAGGCAGGTTCATTGCGTCCTTCGGTGTGAAGGACTGCATCATGAAGTAATCGGTGATGAGACGGGACAGGTAGTAGATACCCATCCCTGTCGGCGGGATTGCTGCTAGGAGCTTCAGCGGGATTGAGCGAAGGTGCTCCCAAGCGCTCTGGATGTCCTCAGCGCGGATGGTGTCTTGCGTCATGATCGAAGGCTCGAACGCCGCGCGTTCGGCCTCAGTCATGTTCACCATTCGTTCTGCGTCTCGAGCTTGGACTTCGTCAGCGAGCGCTAAGTAGAGAGACAGCGCTCGAGACATAGTGCTACCCTGCCCAGGGTAGCGTATCTTAGCGCTTTCGATAGCCCATTCTGGCGGCTCTACATTCCAACCACGGCCCTTCTCCAGCACAGACGCGATCTGCTGGGCGCCACCGCCGCGCTCAAAGTGCTCAATGCCTGAGATGAGATGCTGAATCTCATGAGCCAGAGTCTCGAGCATATTGTTAGCCAGTATCCTTTTGTTCGGATACTGGTCTTGATTTTTGCTGATGAACAGTTGTTTCGTGAAGCGATTGCTTCCGCCAGCTATATCGTAGTTGCCGACATAGATCGTGGCATTCTTTAGCTCGGGATACTGATCAAACACGCGAGAGGTGATGACATCGCCAAGCCTAGCACTTACCGCCTTAGGAGATCGAATCATCTCGCCCATCTTGGGGAGGAAATCGATCTCCCCAGATGCCAGCGTGAAGCGCCACTTCCCCTTCCCGTCCTTCGGGCGGAACCAGCCAGTTTTCTGCTTGATGGTATTCGCGTCGATGCCTTCAGCGGCCATGCGCTTTGCGCCGGCCAATGCAGTCAGGTCAGCGCCTTTTGCTTTGACGCCGCCGAAGTTCTGCATGTTGCCGGTATCGAAACCGGCAGTTTTGTTCCACTCAACGAAAGCCCGAGCGTAGGCTACTGATTTTTCTTTGAGCCCAGGGGTAGGTCGTTGTCCGAATACAACTCTTCCAACTCCGGCCATTCGCCCGCCAGTAGCGGCCGTGACGCCTTTAGTCGTTCCCGGGCGAGGGTTTCCGGATCGACTAATGATTCGATATCGTCTTTGTCTGGTTTCTCCACTTTGCACCTCGTAGAAGCCATCAGCGATCTTCAATCGCTGGGCAGTTTGATGAACCTTAGTTGGATTATTGCCGATGCGGGTCATCGCGTCAATTGGGATCGCTCGGCCGGTAGCCAGGAAGCGAGCCGCCATGCGGCGCATACGGGTCGTGAAGTCGGCTCTGACATGGACGATGTCCACGCTATAGCCCTTAGCCTTTAGGCGAGAGATGTATTTCTGAAGCGTTTGGACATCATCACCAATGCGTTCATGGACGATGTTAACACCGTCCTTGATCATCCAGCTTACGGCTTGTTGAGACAGAGATGTTGCTTCGCTCCAGACATCCTCCGCACCAACACCCTCGTTGTACTCGGGGATGAGCGGCATAACTGCATCTGGCTCGATGACAGCGGCGCCCATCTTCTGGGCGATGCGCTTGGAGATCGAGCTCTTGCCGGCAGCCGGAGCGCCAGTGACGATAACAGCGCGGCGCTTCTTCTGGAGCTTGTTGGTGGCGCTGCTCTCATACATCGAGCGGACATATTCCGCCATCTCGGTCGGAGAGATCAGCTGATCTCCACCATCAGGGTGCGGATACTGACGCTTCGCCCACCATTCAGGGTCCTGGACTTGCTCGCCAGTGACGGTTGGGCCTTCAGATTTCTCAGCCAGCGATTCCCAGATCGGCGCTGCTGCAATCTGCGCCGCGGTCGCGCGAGGGTCTTCGATGCGACGAACGAGATCATCGATCTCTTCTTGCGTGAAGGCGTTCGTGATAGCTGGCTTGATGCGATCAACGGCGACGCGATTGGAAGGCTCAAGACCTTCCTGGCTGAAGACTTCAGCTTGGTTAGCTGTGGCGCCGGAACGAAGATTGATCTCCGCCTGGCGGAGTTCTTCACGGAAGGCGGCTTGTTGTGATTTAGTGAGCGAACCAAAGGCGCGAACAAGCGCCCTGCCAGCCTTAATGAGAGCCCCAAGGGCCTTGCGCCAGATTGAGTCAGCTGAGTCAACCACCTGCTGCTCATACCGAGCGCGAGCAGCCTCCATGCCAATGGCAACGGCCTCTTCATTCTGCACCCAGCCCGGTTCATCACCGTAAATGACCGCAGCCACTTCGCTGTAAGTTGGGGTACGACCGACGCGCTTCTTAGCCTCTTCCCACCCCCAAGATTTCCCCGTTAAGTCGGCATCGCCGCGGGACATGCGCGCGCTGCGAGAAGCGTCTACAAGCTCCGCCCATTGCTGGTCATTGTAGAAGCCCATCGAGCGAGCCCAGTGCAGGAGCTCGTGGCTGATCGTGCCCTGGAGGGCCTTCATTATACCGTTGACGGTCTTGCCTTCGATAGCGTCAAGCGCAAAAGAGAGAACTTTATTGTCGTAAGACGCAATGGTCTTGTCGGCGTCGCCCTGGGCGCTAAGGGTATCTACGAAAACGACCTTAACATCACCAGCGCCGGCCTTGATAGCCTCCCTCCTGGCGGCTGCCTCGAGATCAGCCCGATCTTGGGCTGATGGCGTCCCGCTCATCGGGCGGTAGCTGCGAAGCTCGGCCGCTGCCCGGTTGCCAGCGAGACGCATCCGCTGGGCATAGCTCATCGCCTTATAGGAAGCACGGTTCCTATTGGAATGCTGGCGAAGCTGATTGATGATTGCCTGGTCGATGGCGCGCTGTTCGCCACTCCGCAATGGCCGGCCGATCTCGGCCTCGACCTTAGCGACGCATTCTCTTCTCACGCACTAAACCCTTCAGGTTATTGTGGAATGCGGATGCGGTCTTCTTCGCGAGCGCGTCCAGGTGGAGCATCAGATGGGGTGCGCCCACCACGAAGGCCATAGCGGCGCACAACGGCTTGGCGATAGATGTCGTCCTCGGAGACATCGGCATCGCCTCTGGCGATAGCCTCGCCGTTGATGGTGTAGATTTCATCCCGGGCGGCAGCTAGCTCCTGCGGGGAGAAGTATTCGCGAGGGGCGGTTTCTTCCACAAAGCCATCATCATCGAATTGAGGCGCCTGATAGGTTCCCTCTTCATCCACGTAAGCATTGGCGCTTTCCAGCCCCCATTCCCGGCGTAGCTCTCGAGCACGCTCAAACATGGCGCTGGTTCTTGAAGCCATTCTACCTTCCTCAGCAAGGAAGCTGGCGATATC